ATCGCGTTCCCATTGGTGAACTTGTGTTCTAAATATATCCTCTGAATTCATCAAGTTTTAAAGCGTACTAAAAACGTTGATTTATCAAGGGTTTATAAAAGTGATGTTTCATAGTGATTCATCACTTTTTTTAATTTTGTGGGTGAATTGTGGGTCTTTATGTGGGTGGGTTATAGATAAATCGGGGGATTTGCAAAACAAACAAATTCAATTATTTTTATAATCAATGAACTTTTATAAAAATAAAAACAGCAATATCTACTTGCTGTTTTTATTTTCTCTTTTTAAAACACTGTGCACAAAAAGGTTATGCCCCCATAATTTCTCTAGTGCTTATAATCCTCATGTACTCATAACCATTACTTTTTAGACTTTCTATCTGTCTTTCATAATTAGAATTATAGCAGGCAAAAATAATATTAGGTTCGCAGTATTTTTCTTTTAAATATGTATAACATTCTGAAAGATATACTATTTTCTTTTTATGAGTTGTACGCATATTTTCAAAACAATATGGAATAACATTTTGAATGTTCGCTTTACACTCTATAAACTCTAAAGGTTTATGGTCACCTGCATAAAATACTACATCACATTTTTTCTCAAGTTCACTAATCGCTTGTTCATTATCTAATATTAAAGGTTCAATATAATATTTACAATCACCTTCCTTAATTTCGCTAGAAAAAGGACCGAATGTGTAAATTATTCCTTCTAAAACATCTGCTCTTCTTTTCTCAAACTGTTTAGGTGGGAGTTTATAAAATTCTAATAAAACTTCTACTAATTCCTCTACTTTCCCTTCAGACAATTTTAATTTTCGGGTGCTAAATGTTCTTCTTATTTGCTCTTCCATTTCTTCAATTGAAAAATCTTCATCATCATTCGAAGAATATACTGTAAATATTCTACTAACATACTCTATTAGCTGATGTTCCTCTAAAAGTTCATTAATTAGCCGCTTTATTAATGGAATCTGAGATGCCCCTCTATCCTCTTGAAAATTTAGAGACATTCTCATTCCCCGTAATATACTGGTGATTTATATGGTGGTATCATCAAAGGTGGGAAGCCCATTTTCATTGTAATATTACTTATAATCTCTCTTGCATACGGCCAGACATTAATCGGAACATTCTTATTAACAAATGTATCTATTATTTCTTGATCATTAGATATTTCAATTAATAACTTCTTATTATCTTCTAGATTTAAATAATATAATAATTTTAGAACAAACTTAACTTCAAACAACTTATCTTCATCAGATATTTTCCCTGGTGAATTTGGAAGTTCATCTTGGCACTTATGAGCAAAAGCATTGAATTCTACCTTCACTTCCATTTCCACACCATCCATTACTACCTCGTCTTTAATTTTATGATCTAGATAGACATCTAACATTTTACCTTCGGGTTGAAAATTTTCATTCTGCCTACTCTCTAATGAAACTACTTCTACCTTCTTAAAATCTACTGCCTCTATAAAAAATTCATATGACTCTCTATTCATTTCTAAAGTCCCTTTCTTTTCTATGCAATATCCTTATATGTAATATCCTGATACGAATAATAATTCACTAATCTATTTGATTTCAATTCATTCCTTACTAACTCAAAGGTTTTCTCATCCTTCATATCAGGAAGTTTTTTAAGCTCCATATCCATTTCTAAATATAATATGAAATCTCCAATAAAATTTACTATTGATTGAATTCTTTTAACTGATAATCTTTGATTAAAGAGTTTTTGAGCAAATTTTTCTTGATCTTCTATCACTGAGAATAAATATTCATAATCCTCTTGAGTAATTTTTTTCGTTTTCATTTCATCTTTTAAAGCAATTAGTTTATTATTTCCGTTTTTTTTGTACCAAGTAGACATATCACTTACTCTATCAAATTCAATAATCATATCTTCTGAATGTTTACTAGTTCTTTTTAATTCAGTAACTATATATTTGTACATATCAATGAATTTTTTATTTATCATTATTGATAAATCGTTTAACTTATTTTCTAATCTTAAATGATAATTTTTTTCTTTGTATAAATAATCTTGATTTTCTCCTTTTTTCACCTTCGTATTAACCTTAATGTGATTCAAATTTAAAGTGAATTGCTTTTGAATGTTCATATTTGTCATAATGATTCTGCCACCTCTTCTCTCTCCCATATGCTAATGCACCTCCAAAGAATGAAAACCATTTTCACTCCATAGTGTCATTTAAGAAATACATTAGCACTTCTACTTTAACTTTTGATTTTCCTGCTATTTTCAAAAATTAAAATAGGATTCATTTATCATTATATTATATATTAACTAAGGTTCAACATTTTTTAATTGAAAATATTTACTTTCATTTATACTTATGACTTATTACCTCTTCTTCATTTGTGCTTTCCTTTGTAAAACATCCTCTTTAAAAAACAACCTATCTCGAACCATCCCTTTAATTGGCACTAACGTCCCCGATTTGACCAACTTATTTAAATTCTGCCTCGAGCATTCTAAAATTTCCAATGCCTCTGAAGTATTCACAATTTCCTCATTTACGAATTTTATGAGTTCTTCCTTTGTTTCAAAGTTATACATTTTTCTTCTCCTTTATATACAAGATAACCATGTTGATTATCATTAGAATTATCGCTAGTATGGTACCAACGATACAGATATAACCCCAAGTGTTTAAATTATCATAATCAAGAATTGATACAATAAACACTAAAACAATGACTACAGGTAGATTCGTCCAGATAAAATTTTTCATAATAATATGGAATGTGATATAATCTTAAATGCAGGAGAGGTTTCCCTCCCCTGTGTGCTTATTCTGAGTCGTTTCCTTGGTCGGGGCGACTCTTTTGTTTTTCCTCTTTCACCTTGTAGTATGTATCTACGATGTTTTTAACACCTGCGGTTACTTGAAAGAAAACCGTTGCTGTTGTAGCTATAGCACCTAAGATTATTATCCAATCCACTTTGTTCACCTCCTGTTCTTTATACTCTTATTATACACCATTAGTTGACTTGAGTCAACTAATTAAAAGGGTATTTTTCCCATAAATCCAATTTTATCCTACAAAATAGCTCAGCCCTCTCATTCGAGATGGGCTTTTTTATTACTTATTTTTTAGTATGTTTACATTATTTCAATTTACATTAAAAGAATTTGGTATAATTAGCTTAATTTAAGGGAGGTAACTAGTTTGAAGATTGTTCAATCTATATTTAGGGGATTTCGTTTATTAAGTAAAATCATCAATCCTATATTAAAGGCATTGTCTAAAAGTAAATTTTAAAGTTCCATGCAACAAAAGACACCATGTTTTATCACTTTAATTAACTTATAATATTTTTGTATTAAACTTTAGGAATTAGATATTAAAAAGGAGGCGTTATTTTGTATTCTATCGAAATAAAAGGTTTGTTTGGTGATAGAGATGTTAAATTTAATTTTGAAAAACCTTTATTAATTTTAATAGGGGAAAATGGCAGTGGAAAATCTACAGTTTTAAGTATTTTAAACTGCATTTTAGATAAAAACCCAGAAGGGTTAAAGGAATATGATTTTGAGTTAATTAAATTTAAAATAAATGAAAGAACTTATTACTTATATAGAGATGACTTAGATAATATACCAACTGACTGGGAATTCGACTATACTATTTCGAGTCATTCATCACTTTATAATGAAGAGTTTTTGGTAAATATAGCCAAAGAATTAAAAATTTCAATTCGTTTAGTTGAACAACGTTTTACTAAAAATAGATTCAATTTATTTTATGAACGAATGGAACATCTTCAATCACAAGGAGTTGCGACCCCTTTTGCAGATTATTTATTTAAGGAATTAGAAAATGAAAAATATATGAGTCTCCCTATCTTCAAAGGTTTTTTCGAACCCATTTACTCCGAGTTTAATGGAGAATTACTCTATTTTCCGACTTACAGAAGGGTTGAAGAAGAAGCTTATAAGGTGGGACAAGTTATTGATAAGGACTTAGGAAAAAATGTCATTAAATTTGGTATGCAAGATGTACAAAAAATTTTCAATAACATTATTGAACAAATTAAAACAGAAACTATAAACGGTGTTCAGAAAGTGATGGATAGCCTATTTACAGATTTACTTTCTGAACCAAATTTATCTAATGAATATAATTCAATTGATTTAAAAAATAAAAGAGAAGATTTAGAAATAATTTTACAACGATCTGAAAACAGCTTACCTTTTTCTATGAAAAAAACATTGGAAAAATTAGATATTATTTTAGATAAGAAAGAGTTAACAGACAAAGAACAGTTTATACTTTATTTTATAACAAAATACCTAAAAATTTATGAATCCAGCAAGATTCATGATGAAAAAATAAACCTATTTATAAAAGTATGTAATTTATATTTTAAAGATAAAAAGTTTATTTATGATGCAAAAAATGTGCATATAAATTTGGTTTCTAAATATGATTCCTTTAAAGAAATTCAGTTAAAATCGTTATCATCTGGTGAAAAACAAATAGTCTCTTTATTTGCTAGTTTATACTTAACAGGTAAAGAAGATTTTGTTATTTTATTCGATGAACCTGAACTTTCTCTCTCAATAAAATGGCAAGAAAAATTATTGAATGATATTTTACAATCACAGAAATGTAATTTTATGATGGCTGTAACACACTCACCTTTTATTGTTCCTAAAGAATTAAGAAAGTATACTCTTTCCTTTGGATCTACAGTTCAAAGAGAGGGGGAATATGTTGATGGAAGCATTTTTGAATGATTTTTTTGAAAAACAAGAAGAAGAATATGTAAAAGAATTTGCATTTTTACACGAGTATGACAATTTAGGTAATAAATTTTATTGCATTTGTGAAGGAAATGAAGATAGAATTTGCTATTTACCTAAAATAAAAAGTATTTTAAGAAAAGATATAAAAATATATGAAGTAGGCGGAAAAGATAACGTACTTGAAATATTTAATAGGTGTGAAAAGCAACAAGGCTATAACTTAAATAAAATCATGTTTATTGTAGATCGTGATTTTGATGAACCTTTAAATAATCAAAGAGTTTATGAGCTACCGGTATACTCAGTAGAAAATTTATATGCAAATCCAGATGTACTGAAAGACTTTATTGAATTGACAGTTGAAGTTACTAATCCAGAAACTATTAGTAAAATACTGGAAAATTATTCACTTAGAGAAAAAGAATTTAATTCTTTTGTTCAAGAATTAAATATATGTCTTTATTACACCAAAAAAATATATGAATTCAAACAAGATAGTCTTGATAATACGTTTGCTTCTTATGCAGGGGTTTCTTTACCAAGTATCGATGACGATGAAGTAAAAAAGCTTATTAAAGTTACTTTACTTAAAATAGATATACATAATGACTTTAACTCAATAAGAGAAAAATATAATTTTTTAGACCCAGAAGACATAGAAAAAATGAAATCAAATACATTTTCTCTTGTAAATGCTCGAAAAAATTATAAAGGAAAATACCAACTCTATTTCTTTCTTTCCTATATAAAAGAACTAATTAAAGATTTAAACTTAGGTAGAGCTAAAGCTACAAATAGAATTTTAGCAGATAAAAATTACGGATGTGACATAGAAATGAAAGATAATACTTTATTTAATATTTTATCTAACTATGTTCAACTTCCTTTATGTTTTGAAACATACGTAAAAAGATTTATTACGGAACACGAATTAACTTCTGCATCTTAAGGATAGAGGAATCGACAATACATTTTTAATTAAACTGTACTCAAATCAACCAGATGTATGCAGTTGATTTGAGTACAAAATAAACTTTTTAAATTTATTTTATATAATCAAAATTACTTTACTAATTCCCCTTTTCAATTACTTCACATATACGTATGATTCACTTGCAGTTATATAATATGTTTTCCCTTTACTATTCTGTACTTTGTATTGAGGTGAACCGTTCACCGTGACTTTTGAGCTTATAATGAATCCCAGGCCTTTATCTACTACTCCCGCAACATCCTTATCCTGCCAAGACGGAGAATCATAGAAACGTAAATTGTCTACTTTAGAAATAACCCTTTTACCAGTTATAGTAGAAGCATTTGTACCATTATAACGGATGTATGAGGAGTCATAATAAATCCATTGATTACCACCAAGATTTAACCAGTTTCCTAATTTACCCCATACTTTATAAGCCTCTCCTTTTTGTAGTTTACGAATAACACTATTATCCGTTGATGGTCCAGAACGAAGATTTACATTGTATCCCTCGATATATGCAACACCATTCCCCTCTACTGTGCCAGGTATTTCATTCGGTTTTTGTGGTTTAGCATCCACCGTAACAGAGTTCCCGTTATAAGCCCTTAACACGTCTGCTCGGAATTTAGCCTCAGATACACCATGACTACGAAGATAATCAAGTGGGTCTTCATGGTCTGTGCCACCTAATTTATAAGTAATATCCTTATGTGTCCATAATCCTTTAGAAGGATGAATATTTCGTTCTCTCAAGATTTCTCCAATCAACTCTACATATCGTTCGTAAGAACGTTTGAATTTCATCGGATCACTTGTTTCACACAATTCGACGTGAACAAATCTAGCATTCGCTGCTGGACCTGCACCCCATGCACGATATTTAGTAGATGCAATTTGAATCTTTTCATCCCAATCAACTGCGTAGTGAACAAACGCTGAACGCCATGTACGAGACTCATATTTTTGAATATTAATAGCTGGAGCTTCTGGGGTAGCTGTAGAATGAGCTACAACACCTTCATAAGCGCCAACACCATTACGGTATGGTTGTTTCGGTAAATCAGGAATAATAAGTGTTCTATCAGCAAAAGTACTTGTAGCAAAAGAGCCAACAAGTACTAGAATCATAAGTAACGAGGTAATATGTTTCATTGTCTTTTTCATTTAGCAACAACATCCTTTTTTATAATTTTTGTGTGGTCAAATAATCCACTTGCTGACAATCCAATGATGATTCCTTGAAATACATTTGTTTTGATATCTTGAGACAAAAATAAAACGCCTAGCACAATGCCAAGCGTTAAATTTAATAACGGAACATATTTTGTTTGCATCCCAACTGTTTTTGCAATTTGTGATAATCCTACAACAACACCAATCATTACCGTAATTTCAATCATTACATACCACCTCCTTTCAAAAAGAAGGTCAGAGCCGCTCCAATAAGTCCACCAACAATAAGGCGTAAGATCCAAGTTGTATTAGCACTAATCTTATCTAATTGTTTATTGATATTGATAATGTCTTTCTCGTTACCTGTTGTCCGCATTTCTAAACTTTTAATCTCTAAGCGAATGTCCTTAATATCTTGCTTTATTTCTTGAACATCACTTCTTACTTCTTGTAATCCTTCCACTTTGATCACCCCTTTTTAGACAATAAAAAAAGACCAGCTTATGGCTGCTCTGGTTTCTTATCAATTAATTGTTGAAGTAGTAATCCTTCTAGACGTGTAATTCTGTCCTCTTGACTGGCTACTTGTGATTTTAAATATTCAATTTCATTATCCTGACTAGCAACTTTCGATTTAAGATTACTTAGTTCTTTCTCATGAACATCTTGTATAAACTTAATCTTTTGAGTAGCATCTAAATGGAGAGTTACAAGAGTGTACAGGTTGATTCCATCCCCCAAATCAGCATGGAAAGTTTCATCTGTGTCCTCCAAGATAAGACCATACTGTAGAGGAATATCTCTTGTAGTGTGTAGCTTTCCTGTTCCCTCAGCTTCCTGTCTCATTTTGTAGAGTTTCTCTACATCACTTTTGAAGTTATATTGCTTTACTTTCAAGCTCATAATTTTTTCTAAGGCATTAATCTCTAAATCACGAATATTGGACTTAATCTTACGAGATGAACGGTTTGTCAGACTTGTGTAACTTATGTTCCCTGCTTGTAATCCTGCTGTTGGTGTATTTTCACCTACTGGGATAAGCTGTAATGCACTTTGGTATCCTGAAACATGTGAGCCTCTGATACGTATATATGCTAGGCGTAAATCAGCATTGTTATTGTCATCTTGTAAAAGCATATTGTTACCTGAGGTTTTGTTCTTATTTTCAAAGTAGAAGTTACCATTTCCATTTCTAAAAGTATGATTTGTCCTTACAGTTGATAGGTGGTATCCGTTACCTTGCAGGTAAATGTTATTACCTGCTATAACTTCAAAATCTAGCGACGGCTGAATTTTAATAGAAGTATTTTGAGCTACCGTATCAGTCTTGATTACTATCTCACCTTGACGAGAAGCCGAGATAGTTACAGTGTCCTTACCATATAAATGGACTTTTCCTCCCCAAGTCTGTTCTAATCCTGAACCATATAGGAACAAATTAGAATTACTATTATAGGATTCTACTACTCCTAGAGTTGAATAAGATTCTCGGAAGTTATCATTTCCATTCCCATCAATGGGAGTTCTATGGTAGAGAGCTGTTGCCCCCTCAATACCACCTGATTTAGAACGCCCCATCACAAGAGCAGGCGTTATAGCTGTTCCATCTTGACTATTAAAGAATTTCAATTCAGCTCTAGAAATATTTTTATCATACAACTCTAAGAACTGTCTATTGAGTTTTACAAAACGCTGTTCACTGTTAGGAGCAGTTTTAATAGTAACCCCAACTAGTTCTTGAGCTTTCAAGTGCTTCGCTTCAATGTAACCGTCAAGCATAATTTTTTGAGCTTGGATCAATACAGATTGAGCTGTTTGGTTGATTGTAGAGGCGACTTCATTGTTTTTAACTCGTTGAGTAATTTCTCCTGCCATTAAAGAAATAGAGCTTGTATGAGAATCTACAATAGACTTACTTCCAAATTGACCGTTAGCTTCTTTTTTTGTGTAAACGTCCGTTTTTTCTGCCTTTAACTCAATACTTTTAGACTGCTGATTTATGCTCGTTTCAAGAGTTGATACCTTAGAGTTAAAATCTGTGGTGGCAACTTTCTTAGCAATTTCTCCTACAAGTTGATCATAGTTAGCATAGTCTTTCGGATTTTCCATAAATGCCGAAGGTATAGCGCCTTGTTGAAATTGTGGTTGAGACACCCAGATAAGTCCGTTTCTACGTATCCATATATAAGCCTCTACATGAGTAACAGCTTTTGAAGGAACCTCAGCAGTAACAGAAACGAATGTCCATACACCGTTATTCAACTTATCTTTTAGGTCTACACTACTAGTTGTAACTGTAGTTGAACCATTTAGGAACTTAATCTCCAAAGCTCCACCTTGATCTAAACCGTCCTTGTTATATATAAAAACCCATGCAGATAATACTTGTTTTCCTGAGCTAGATGTAACAGGGAATAATTGACTAATACCTGTCCAAGCATTTACAGTTAGCCCCGTTGCTTGAATCTGAGCCGAATTATACCCATCATGTTGCCTTGCTGTTGTAGGCGTAACAGCTGATCCTGATACAGCAGCTACTATTTTCCATTTGCTAAGGCTCGGAGTTCTAGAAGTAACAATACCAGAGCTAGGAGTAATTATCCTATCTTCAAAAGCGGAGTTCATATATAAGTTTGTACTACCCAGACCACCCACATAATCTTGCATTTGGGTATCAGAGACTTTAGAGCTAATCTGATTGTTCAACTGGGTAATCTCACTCGTATTCTTTTGAATTTGTGTAGTGTGATTCCCTTGCGTTGTACTAAGAGAAGTAATTGTAGCTTGATTGCTATCCACGGTTTGTTTAATCGCGTTTGTTTTCACTGTCAGATCATTAAGTCCATGCTGAGTAGAGAAGTCACTGGTAGATAAGTTCCATCCTGTAACACGGTCTCCCAATTCCACCTGAGGCATTCTATAGTATATGTCCCCATTATGGAATAAAGCTAAACGGAATCCCCCTGAGACGATACCTGCTGTCTTTGGCTTAATAGTTCTGATTATACGAGTCCACTTACCGGTTGTAATGTCTGCTAACTCTGCATTTGTAAGCTGTACATCTTGGAATTGTACTCGCACACCTGCCTCATTGAAAAACTCTATGATATAAGCATATTTAAACTTAAAAGTAGCTACGTTAGGAACTTTCATGTAGGCACTGAACGTGTACTCTTGGTTTAATGTTACAGAAAATTTTGTTGAGAACCCACTTATGATGCTATTAGGGGCTGTTTCCACTAGGTTAGTACGATTGAAGCGAATTACTCCTGCTCGCTTATCATCATCCCATGGCATTTGAAAGCTCGTCACATCAGGATGAGGAAATTCCCAACCTACAGGTAATCCTGTATCTCTTTGTAGAAAGCTTGAGTTGTAAACTAAATTTGTCCCTACTATGCCCTTACCCTCGATAGCTGTAATAGTACTTTTCACACCATCCACACTTTTTTCAATCTCGTTTGTTTTCGATTGAAAGGCTCCTTGTGTTACTCCATCTTCAGGCGCAAGATTCCAAGATTCAAGTAAGTCTCCTAATGTAACCATTATCCCTGTAAATGTTGCATCTACAGTAGTTGTATTACCAGTAGCGATATTTACACGTACTTCTTTTAAATTACCTGTGTAATTCGTTGTATCGAAAGGAATAGAAATTCGATTCCAACCATTTGTTACTACTTTTTGCTGAATAATAGCATAATAATGTTGATCTTTCCCATTCTGATCATACGTGAATCTCATATATAGGCGCGGATATTCTGTTGTGGATGTTACAGCCTTTACATCAACATAACAGGATGCTATCCCCTTTTTCTTTATAAACTGATCTGGGCTTAAGTTTTGGTAGATATAAGCCGCATTGCTTGTTATTTGTAATCCTTTCTTAATACCTGATGCATCTGATATATTAACGTCAATAAATTTGAAAGTTTTTGAATTAGTAATACCATTCCATAAATTTTTTTCATTAGAAAAATCTGAGTTAATTACATAGTTTCGAACACTTACTTCTCGTTTTTCTATATTGGAGAGTTTTTCAGTAATCTTACCTGCTTCCTCTCTAATTTCAGTTGTCGTTTTTTTGAGTGACTTTGTATCAGATTGTATATCCGAAATCGTCTTTTTCGTGCCCTCCAGAGTTGATTCAACCGTATTTAATTTATTACTAATTTCACTATCTTTTTTTGTTAATGATTCAATAGATTGTTTAAACCCATCTGCAGTTTGTTCTGATTTAGTAACTCGTTCTGTAAGCTTTCCTTGTTCGTTTTGTACATTTGATACAGAAGTATTTATTCCTTTAATAGTAGTCTCAATTTCTACTGTTTTTTTAGTGAAATCAGTTGTGGATACTTGATCTTCTGGTGCTGGTGTCCATGCAGTTGATATTGTGCCAATTTCTAATTTAAGCTTTTCAATTAACACGTCCCCCGTGAAATCACGTGCTAAAGCGTAAACTGAAATCTCTTTAATAGGTTTATCCATTACTACAACACTCGCTGTGAATCTTTCCTGGTTATACTGTTTACCTAGTATTAGGCGGTTTTCTATGCGACAACTCGGATAATGAAATGTATTGTCTGTGAAAGTAATCTTCACTTCGAAACCAGCCCATTTATTCGTTGTTCCCCATGCAGTAACTTTACCTGTAAACAGGAAACTCATAGCAAGATTATTACCCTGCATTAAAGTAGCTGCATCCTTCGCTAAATCAAAGTAGGTATGCTGCTTGTTTTCCCCAGTCTTCACTGATTGTGATTTAGTAGCTGTTTCTAGTAATAGATTTCGCCCACCAACTTGAATATTATCAACTTGAGTTTTCAGATTAGAAATTGTCTGCTTCGTTCCATCTGCCGTTGATATAATCTCATTGGTTTTACTTTCAAGCTGGGACAAACCATCATTAATTTTCGTTAACTCCGACTTCTCTGCTTTTTGTTTAAGAGCTTCATTTGTTTGACTAATAGATGTATTAATATCTTGGAACTTCTTAACGTTACCATTCTTATCAGTTTCATAGATTTGTTTTCCTATAAAACCATTTTTAACTTCATCTTTCGTATAAACGCCGGATTTATCAGCCTTATCTTTTAATTGATTATTAATCCACGTTTGATCAACTTTGTCATTAACCTGATTTTGAACATCAACTATTTGTCCAGCTATTTCTTGCGCTTTACCTTCCACACTTAGAACCTTTTGATTTAATTCCGTTTTAGCTGTTTCAATATCTTTCTTAACATCCTTAATACTTTGTTGTAATGGAGCCGTATCTGGAACAACTGATTCCCATGCTGTACCTGTCCATATTTTTAAAATACCAGGCTTACCATTACTAATATCACGCCAGAGTGTTTTATTTACTTTGAGATCAGTAGTAGGTGGTTTAACACTTTCTATAATATCTACAAGATTTTTCTCCATGTAATCTTGAGTTGCTTCTGCTAAGTCTTTAGCCGTTTTACTTTCCTGTTGAGCTTGTTTTGACTTGTTGATAGCATCTTGAATGTCTAGACCTTGATCTTTTACTTTGTCCTTTAAAGCATCAAACCACCCTTGAGGTACTTTATCTTGTAATGATGCTAAAATTTTTTGGTACATTCTACGTAGCTCTTCATTCGAATCAACAATTTCACGATAATCACCAAATACATACTTATCTTGTGTGGGGTCTTTAAAAGATTCATCACCAGCGATAGCACGTGCTTCAAGGTATAACTTAGGTGTGAACCCTCTATCTATGATTCTGATGGTATCGCCTTCATTAATTAATTCATGTGCTAATCCAAATACTTGCCCTATACTTTGTGCTTGAACTTCGTAAGAAACAGAAGTATTTACACGTTTTTCTATTTCTGTTTTCATAAGAGTTTTAAGTCGTTCCGGAGTCATATCTTGATTCTCTGTCTCTGGGCTATAGAAGCCGAATTTATGTTGCCCTTTTTCATTCCATCGCTGAAATGCACCGTCATCCACAAGGTAAGGTATGCCGTTATTTATTTCCGCAATAGTAATAAATTCTCCGTCTTCTTTTTTAACGAAGCCCAATAAGGCTGTACAAATGTTTTGAGAGTTCTCAATACGCTTAATTCCCATTAAATCTTTACCAAGAGTTACTTCTTTTTTTGTATCTCGTCCTCGCTTCTTAACCATATCCACATATCGGCCAACGATTTGAGATCCTACAACTTGAGCACGATATTGAATTTCTAATTCAAATGAAGAAGCAATCTGTTTAAGAAATGTCAGTGGATCAGTAAATTCATCAACCGTCATAGAATGTGATCCATTATGCTCTGTTTTACCTATTTTCCACTTAGTACCTGCAAGAGCAATTCCCATACATTCATTTAACGTTTTACCTTCAATTTTTTGCGGATTAATAATCCCTGCTTTAGCAAGCTGAATCCATTCACCAGATGCATAAGCAACCACTGATTTATCTTTAGAATCTTTTTCCGCTTCAGTAATTACATATGGAACGATTCGACCATCACGCACTTCTTTTAATACTAAATTTTGTTGTAAAAGCGTTGTTGCATGTTCTGTATTATCAAACACCCTAAACTCTAATGTATCTATATTATTTTTGATTTCCCAATGGCGTTTGTCATCCCAATAATCTTTCGGTTGTATAGCTGAAACGATTTGACTAGTTTTTAAATCAACAATATGTAAGATTCCACTTGGTCTTCTCATCTAAATCGCTCCCTATAGCTTAATTTTGCTATTCCTATATTAGCTGGGCGTACTATAATTTCATTCATCCCTCTTTTTACAATAGGAAATGAACTGAATATGTCTTTCAATCCAATCACATTTTTTCCGTTAATTGTTACTAATGATCTTTCAGTATCTATTTGTATTTTATCTCCTATATCAAAAATATAAGGAGTCTCATCTATGGTTAAAGTGTTTATCTTCCAAAACTTAACATCTTCAATAAATGCAATATCAACTGGTGGATTAGAACCATAAACAATACATCCTACAGCTATCTTGGCTACTGGTCTAGCTGTCATAGGATTACTGTCAGACTCATCTCTCCATGTACGGACAAAACTAGCATCATCTATCTCCGTATTCTTTCGATATTTAGCAAAATAGAAACTCCATTCTTTGCCCCTGCGAGCTACTGCAACATGTCCTCTGAAGTCGTTAAATGTATCAGAATACATTCCCATTTCGTCAGAGATCCACTTTCTAGACCCTCCTGAATCAATAATTGCTTGTGCTGTTGTCATTTCATGGCTCATATAATCATCAGCCATCGCTAGTTCCACTACTATGTTATCATTAGCATCTAAGAGCATAACTACAGTTTTCCCCATTCTGTTCCAGTGTTCAGACTGAAAACTCATTTGCACATCAAGTCTAAAATCTTGGATAACACCGCCTGTATTAGGAATAGTTCTCTTCATAAAAGGACCATGCCACTCGGTATCTGTTCCCGTTCCGTATGAGTCAGGTGTAAAGGCGTACCCTTGCCAAACCTTCATGGCCCCTGAACTTTTATAAATTCCTATTTGGCCAGTTACAGCATTCCAAGTAGTTAAACTCTTCATTTCATCCCATATGAGACGCTCATTTTGTTTCACAACACGAGTTTTAACACCTGTGGGATAACCTAACCTAAAGTATTCGTCACCATTCCATACATCAAGGAAAGGGCTCTGTGCTCCCACAGTTATATCAATAATGGGATTAGACTCTACAGAACCATTGTTACGTAATGAAGCTTTTAAGTCCCCCTTCTCAATAGCCAGTATTTTCTCTTGTATAGCTCCCAACTTATAAGGCATTGGACAAATAAATTTAATTGTTCCTGTACCAAGGGCTACAAATTCATCTGGATCAAAGCTATCATCTACAATTGCTAAATATGTTCTATTTGGTTCTATATCAAAAATAAGTTCTGCCGGTTGATCTGTTATTAACCACCCTGCAATTTCTTCTTTCAGCGTTTCTAAATCAGATCCATCAGGAACTATAATTCCCACAGGAATAGAAAGAACCCGTATTTCAGTTTGTGTGTTTAATAGTCTTGCACCAGGATACCCTGGAATACTTAATAAATTTCTTTTCAATGGTGCCCAAGTAGGTCTTTTGAAGCCTTTTGCAATTTGGACAAATTCTTTACGTTCATTGTTAAATGTAAAAGAGCTCATTTTGACACCCCATTTCTCTATAAAATAAAAGAAACTCAAACCTAAAAGGCTGAGTTTCTTTGCTCTTCTCTTTCTTGGTATTCTTTTGTATATCGATAAGTACCGCGCGCTAAGTCTCTACCATCTAAAATAACTGGTACTTCAATTACTAAATCGCGACCTTGTGCTGAAATTACTTCATTGCCACCAGTTTGTCCTGATGAATAATTAAATACTTGATTTGCGATATTACCAGCCATGGCTTGTCTACTATTCGACATACTTCCATACACACCACTCATAACAGACTTTAATCCTGCTAATTGACTCATAGAACTAGCCATCATCCGACTCATATCACCCATTAATTGATTCATAGTCCCAGTAATACCGAGTGATTTTTCTTTCGATGATAAAGGTGTAACTGTAATTGAATTCCCCTTCTTCGTAAATAACTCTGGTCCGGCTTCTCCTGTGATAAATGAACCATCACCTACAGGCTTTCCACCTTTAGCAAGCATCGGTACATGAGGAATAGTTGGTGCACTAACTCCTGGAATTTCATTTAATAACTCTGCGGGTGTGTTAAAGCCATCTATGAACTTATTAATAATACGAATAATTCCGTTGATAGCTGTACGAATACCACTCTTAATTCCATCCCACACACCTAATACTGCTGATTTCATTCCATTAAATGCCCCACTAACAGCGCTTGTTACCCAACGAACAGGGGTCATAATGGCGTCTTTTAAACCATTCCACACTGAAGATGCTGTGGATTTAATGCCATTCCAGATACTTGAAAGTGTAGACTTAATGCCATTCCATACACTACTACTTGCACTACTAATCATATTCCAAACAGTTGAAATAGCTGATTTAATGCTATTAAAAATTGAGCTTGCTGTGGAAACAATTGAATTCCATAAGCTAGAAAGATAGCTTTTAATCGCATTCCATACGGCACTCGTAGTAGAACTAATAGTATTCCAGACGTTCACAATCCAGTTTTTGATTGCATCAAAAATTGGAGTTACAATAGCTACTAATCCATTCCAGCATGCTTGTAAAAAATTCTTAACTGCATTCCACACAGCCATCGTCGCTGAACTGATTGTATCCCACACACTAACAATCCAAGATTTGATTTTTTCAAAGATTGGCGTTACAAATGACACAAGTCCATTCCAACAAGAAACTAAGAAATTCTTAATCGTTTCCCATACAAGACTTGTAGTAGATTTAATCTTATTCCAACACTCAGAAATAAAATTCTTGATGCTTTCAAATAGTGGCGTAGCAAAGTATAAAATAGCCGTCCAAATCGCTTGTAAGTATTGGCTAATGAAATTCCATACAGCTTGGATCACTGTGGAAATACCATTCCAAATCATAGAGAAGAAATCAGCAATCCCTTGTAAAACAGGAGTTACAAAAGCTACTAATCCATTCCAGGTCTCTTGAAAGAAAGTAGAAATAGAGGTCCATATTTCTGTAAAGAAAGTCGCTATTCCCTGCAAAACTGAAGTTAAATATTCAACTATCCCATTCCAAATTTCCATACAGAAATTAAAAATGGATGTCCAAATACCAACGTACGTTTCTAGAATAGCGGTTCCCCAGGTTACAACAAACTCTACAATGCCATTCCATATACCTATTAAAAATTCCTTAATTGAGTTCCAAATTGCTGATGTAGATTCACTAATGCTATTCCACGCTTCACTTGCCCATTGCACAATCCCATCCCATATTCCTACTAAGAACTCTCCAATTGCATTCCAAGCATCAATGGTCCATTGTTTTATAGAATCCCAATTTTGATAAATTAGTACGCCTAAGGCAACTACAGCGGCTACAACCACAGCTATTAACGCTACCCATCCCATCATTGCAGCCCCTACACCCGATATGACGACAACTATTGGTGCTAAAGCCATAAACGCCCCTGCGATTACTCCAATAGCTACTGCAATGGCTGCCAATGTGGCTGCTAGTTTAGGATTATTAGAAATCCAGTCAGCAATTTTAGCAACAACATCGGCTATTACTCCCAGTACTGGTTTTAGAGCCATTTGTAAATCTTGCATTGCTTTTTGAAACTTAACTGCTGGATTTGCATCCATTTTTTTAATAGAACCATTCAATTGTTCTTGATTCTTTTGGAAATCAACTGTTTTTTCTTTCGCACCCAGCAAAGTATTAATAATGTTTTGCCCTTGATCTTCATACATTGTTCCGAAAAATTTAACGCCTAATTCATTACGCTTTGTTTCATCATCAACTTGTGATAAGGCTTGTGCAATCTCGGTCATAGCCGCTGAACCTTCTTTACCACCATTAGCTACAGCTTGACCCCATTTTTCAACTTGTTCCGCTGAAATGTTAGTGCCTTCAAGAGCTTCTTTCATAGCTTTATCGACACCTTGACCGAACTCAGCCGCTTTAATACGCCCCTCTTTCAGACCATCTAAGAGATTATCAATATTCCAAGTACCTGTTTCAACACCAGCCTCCATAATTGCCTGCACTTCTTCAGCACTATATCCAGCTCTTGTTAACTGTCCTCCATACTCAGCAATAATATCTAATTGTTCAGGTGGAAATCCCATTTTTAGCAAAGCGTTTGTTAAACCAAGTGCACCATCTTGCGAAATTCCTAATTCATTTCCAATTTCATTCGTTTCTTGAATTAATTCAGTAAAATCTATTCCTTCATAAGATTGTGCAATTGCCGCTGCTCCTTTAACAACAGCTGCATTCGCTTCATCACTTACATTCTTATTTAAAGCCCACTGTCTACGTACACCTTCTAATGATGCCTCTGCATCCACACCATAAGCCGTTACTCCCCTTACAGCGGCTTCTACTGACTGCTTAGAGGATTCTGGAACATCAAAAGTTATATCAATTTTCGTTTGCAACTTTGACATATCCATTGCTTTTTCAACCGCACTAGCAATACCGCCACCTGCTGCCATACCACCTATGACGTTTTCTAACCCTACCTTTAGCCCTTCAAACTTCTTCTCCGTTCTTCCGGCTTCTTGCTGTAAATCTCTTAACTCATTTCGTACTTGTTGTATTGAGTTTCCAGCATCCACAGATCGAAGAGCCCGTTGCAATTTCTCTATATCTGTTTCTGCTCCTAATGCTTCCCTACCAATAATCCCAATCGCTTGTTCCAATTGCCTACTTGTAGCCGTACCACTTTTAATTGCATTCACAAGACGATTTCCTAATGCTCCTGCGAAATCATCAACGCTTTTCCCAGTAGCGCTAAACAATGTTTCTAATTGCCTTGTTGAACTGGCTACACTATCTTGCTCAGCCTTCATGTTTCCAAGCTTATTCTTCAGGCCATTAAGCGATCCTTCTGTAAATTCAATTTCACGCCTGAATGTACGGTATTGTTCTTCGGAAATTTTTCCGTTTTGAAATTGTGCTTGGACCTGTTGCTCCGCTGCCTTTAATTTATCTAGCTTTTGTGTAGTGTTTTCAATTTGCTGAGTCAGTAACTGTTGCTTTTGGGCTAAAGCTTCAATATTACCTGGATCAAATTTTAATAATCGCTCAACATCTTTAAGCTCTTTGGTTAAATCATTACTACGCTTATTAACATCTTTTAACGCATTTTGAAGTCCCGTGGTTTCACCATCAATTGAAATACTAATCCCTTTAATTCTTCCTCCTGCCATCATCTCACCCCTTTCTTAGAACGCATCGAAGTCTTTTTGATTTGCTTTACGAGCTTTCTCTTTATCTGGATTCTCCATTTCAGCAAATTCAGCAATGTAATCAAAGCAATCACCGATTGTCATTACTTCTAAATCCCAACTCGTTAATTTTGCTTTATAACAAAGAGCAAGGAACAAATCAGTGGTGAATTCTTCATCACTGAAAGCCCCTTGCCCTGCATTACCTTGCTTTAGTTTTTTTTTGCTCCCATTGTACTTTGAATCATATCGTTAATCTCTGGAATGATTTCATAAATAGGAAACTCTTCAAATCCGTCTAACCATGTAATTGGATCCGGAAGATTCGGATCAGCGGTTTTAGCATATAACCAAACTAAATCATAAATAACTTCAAAATCTATTTTCTTTAAATCTACATTTGAGAGGTCAATAGAAGGTTGAGAACCATCTTGTGGTGTAAATGTACCAATAGCTCCTAAAGCCATCATATCAGCAAACAAATCACGTCTGAATTGCGCTTTGTAACGCTTAACAGTTGCCGCTGTACTTTTTAGTCGAACTTGCTTACCATCTATTACAATTGTTTTTTCCATCTAATTACGCTCCTTTTGGTGCTGTTGGTGTTTTCACATAGACCTTTTTGTACCAATTATCATGGATTGCCGGTGTAGTTTTAGAAGTTGTCTTTGTCTTAACCATCGGTCTACCACCAGTTGCTAGAATAATTGGACTTGCGACGAATTTAAGCTCGTTTGTATTCGGTTCAGCTGAATTCGTTTTGGATTTCGATGAAATATTAGGACGACTCGCTGAACAGTTATACATAACATGACGAGTTGCTTTCACATCACCATCAAACTCAAATAACAGTGCGAATGGTTTTCCTTTTGCATCAGCTAACTCATTTAATACACCATCTGTCTCATCTAATTGTTCACCTAATGCATCAATTGCAAATTGCTCCGGAAGGAGTGCAATATTTAACGTTCCTTCATAACCTTGGTTATTATCTGCTGAGTAATAAAGCATGTCATCGGCATAGAATTCAATTAAATCACCGCGTGGTTCATTTGTTAGTTCAACCGCACCAGGCAATGGAATCGGTGTTCCAAATGTAACTACCCCATCTTTTGTTTCATATGTTGCATAGTGGACATTTTTTAATCCAAAACTTACTTTGTTCTCACTCATTTATATCAACCTCGTTTCATAATTTTTTTGAAATAAGTTTTCAGTTTCAATAAAAACCTCATAGGATTCATAAGGAATCTCATAATTATCTAAAATTTTTTCAAGAGTTGCTTCAGCAACTAAATCTTTTTTATTTGTATAAAGCTCAATACTTAAGTTATTTATCTTGTGATATACCTTATTATCAGCCATTAAATTCACTGATCCGTCCACAAGAAAACAAATATAAGGTGGCGCTGGAACCGGATTATTTGGCGTTGCTGTGAAATGTGAATAAGCCACAGGATAACCTGTAGCATCAAGGATTTGCTTTAATTCACTTAATGTCATTGTTGAATCGCCCTTTCGACACGTTCAATTAGTTCATTTATCGCTTTTTCTTCTGCCGGAGCAATATGAACCTTAGCTGTTACACGGCCACCATTTGCTTTAGCATGTCCCTTTTCCAATAAATGTGTAAGTTGTGGTTTCAATGCATTATAAACAATGATTGCACTGCCATCTTTCTTTTTCCGCCAGCCTTTACCATACTTCCCTGTTTTCTTAGGACTTTTTTGTTTCAATTCATTCACAAGATTGGTCGCAACCTTTTCTTTAGCATCTTCTATATCTTCTTCTACTAGGTTAGCGTATCTTTGCAATTCCCTAGCAATATCACTTGCAAGAGTATCAATATTAGACACCCGCTTTCACCTCACAATAAAGTTCGATCTTTTCATCGTCTCTTTCATATGTGCGGTAAATGCTATATTCTTTATCTCGATACTTCACTTTCCGTTCATCTTGGTAATCCCAGACATGAACAATTAATATATGACTAGCCTTGATATTACTTTGTCCTGCTTGAAAGAATTCTGATTGAGGAACTGATTTTTTCTTGCAAAATACCTGTCTAATAAATACTTCATCTTCCTCAACTTGTCCTAGTTCATCTTTAGTAATTGTTATTACTGGGAATAGTAAAATATCATTCATTTATAGTCACCCGCTAAAGTTAGATGATTCTTAAGCATGTTATAAGATGCTAAAAAACGTTCTGCCTCTTTTGCGTCTGAAATAAAATTAGCTTTTACATACGTAATAATTGCTCTTTTAATTAGAGGGTCAGTGTCATCATTTGCCTTGAGATGAGAAACACCCGATAAATTCAAATCATATCGAGATGCTTCAATTAAATCTTCAAGTTCATCATCAAGAGCATTATGTGAGATGCGTACCGCTTTCTTCACAACATCAATCATCATATTCATTCACCAACTCGCTCTAGCTGTTTTAAAGCTTTCAGAGCGGCATCTTTACCCTTAATCTTTTCGCCATTTGGAAGTTCGTAATATCCTCCCCCAACATGAACCGGTCCTTTTAAACCTTCTTGTTTATCTATAATTAGTTCCTTATTCAAGAAACCTTCATCTTGTAGATACATTACACGTTCTGCATCATTTGATTCATATGAATCTGCAACACTATAATGAATGAAAGTGAATTTATCTCGAAAAGCTCTTTTTACAACATACTTATTCAACGGTTTCCCACTCACAGTTAAACCTCCTTATGCCATAAAGAAAAGCGACTATTATACAGTAGCCGCTTTCTTCACTCGTAAGAATCCATTTTTAGAAATTACGTTACCACCTGCAAAAACAGAACCTCTATGAGCAATCATACCTTGCTTGAATTTAAAGTCTGTAGATCGTTGAACATCCATATCTGAGAAAATAGTAAGTTGATAATTTGATAAAGGACCATATGCCATGTTGTATTGTCCTGCTGTCGTTTTAGCATCAGAAACAGCCTTACAAGCACTATTAATAATGAATGGTACCCCATCAATTGTTCCTGAATTCCCTTGTGATACTACGTTATATACTTTTTTACCATCAGATGTACGAAGCTTAGCAAATGCTTTTAAGTCTAGTTTATTTAAAATCAATACTGCTGCATCTTCTACGTCTTCATCTCCACCATAGCTATAAATAATTTCATCCAATGTAGATGCATCAATTGCTGAAATTTCTAAATCTGTTGCTGAATCAATTGCCGTAGCTGCTGCCGAGAAAATACCAGCAAGTCGATTCGTCGCACCTGTACCAATTAAAATTTCACGAGTTAACTTTTTACGAGTAGCTACTGTGATCCCCTTCATTACTTCAGCATCGTAATCAGCTGCTGGTAATTTCTGAAGCTCTTCTGTGTCCTCTGAATAAGCTGTAACTTTTGCTTTTGTGATATCAGCATATCCAAACGTTGTTTCTGACGTATTGTAGTCATTACCTTCAGTTGTGTAATCACCTTCTCCATAGCTTTTAATATACGGCTGTTGGTAGCTCTCTCCACCTTTTAAAGTTTTAGAAGAAACACGATCAATCAGTGTAGACACTTCATTGAAAGTTGGACGAATATCCGTTGCACTATGCTTAGGTAAAACTACATTACCACTTCCAACTGTAACTGCACGGTTTTCCATTAGAGCTTGTCCACGTTTTTCAGAAGTCTCTAATTCTACATCTTGTTTCTGAGGTTCATTGTTAAATGTTTCAACTGTACGCACTTCAGGCATTTGATTATTATTAATCTCCTCTGCTTCTTTTAATAATCTTTGTCGTGTTTCAATTTGTTTTTGTGTTTCTTCCAGATCTCGTAACTCTGTTTCTAATGCTGTTAAATCTACTTCCTTATCGCTTTGTAACATTGAGCGAATTTCTGATTTTCTAGTTAAAATTTCTTGTAATGTTTTCAAATGAATCTCTCCCTTATAAATATGTTTTTAAAATTAGTTTTTTACGTAATTCTTTTTGATTGCGTTCCTTCACAAATTGTTTATATGGGTCATGACTTCTAGCTGAAACTTGCGAATCAGGATAAGCCGGGAAAGCTACTGGACTAATCTCTAGTAACTTAGCTTTTGTTACACTACGAACTACATTGTCCGGATCAGATTCATCCCATTCTTCTTTGACCATTTGGAATCCAAAGGAAACACCGTCTACATCACCGCGTTTAATCGTCTCATATGTGTCATTTCCGAGTGTTGTATTGGCTAAGTCTAGTTCAAACCTTAGTCCAATCTCATCTTCAAATAAACGAAGAGTACCATTTTTAGTTCTTCCTAACACTTGTGATGTGTCGTGGCTCCATAAAGCTAATTGATCATCTTGAGTCAAGGATTCTGTGAAAGCTCCTTTTTTAAACTGCTCTTTAAATCGTTGCCAATAGCCCATTGTTACAGATTTCATTTCCCATTTAACTGCATAACCAGAAATTGTCCGAAGGCCATTTTCTAATTCCCTAATTTCAAGAGCACTACTCAATAACTCCCTCTTTTCCGTCTTGTTCATTGTCATCACCTCCTTCATCAGTGACATTTCCTTCTTTAACTAAAGCTGTATCTAATCTTCTAATCGGCTTAGATCCACCTTCAATTGGTCCAAGTGAAAGAATTGAACGCCATTCATTTGGTGTCATAGCTCCTCTATCAACCATTTGAACTAAGTCCATCTTTGTACTTAAAGAAGCGTATTGAAGTGAAGAGGATTCAAAGATAATCTTGTTACCAAATCCCCTTTCTCGACGCGAAAAAAGCTTCCTGGTATATTCCCCAGCAAGCTGCATTGCAAATGGCTCAATTTCTGATTCATAATAAGCTGTCCATTCATCCTCGTTGTATTTACTTTGGATAATCTTTTCGTTTGTATTAAAGAAATTATAAATACGTTGTACGGTTTCTTGCATCTGCTTTGAGTCTGGTACAAACGCTTCAGGTTTTACTTGTTCTAAATCATATCGCGGATCAGAAGAAGCTGCTCCACCATCATTTGAGATATTCAAATAGTTATTCACAAAGTTTTTGACCTGACTATCAATATCTTCTTGCTTTAGTACTGATTTAAACTTAAGAATCCACTTTACTACCGCACTATTTTTAATTGCTTTAACAATACCTTGATCAGTAGTTGTAACAATCTCCATTAACTGCGCTAATGCATTACCAGGATGTTCTCCAAAAAAGTCATTATCATTAAAATCTTTACGCAAATGAATGATGTCTGTATACGGAATCGTCATCTGCTTACCATTTTTAAAATAAAACTTTAAAAAGATGTCTCCCTGTGCCCCTTCTACAACTTCAACTGTTGTACATGGAATGGGATAAATCTCAGTAGGATAACCAAAATCATCACGCTTAATATAAGCGAATGCATTATGATTCAATTCCAATTGAACAGCCATTTTCTCTTGAAACATTTGTCCTGTCATCAATGGATTAGGCTCTTCCAGTAAAAATCTCATATAAGAATCTGGATTTACCTTAAATTCAGTAGAGTTATCTCGTATATGTTTGGCTATCAGCTTACCGACTGCTTTTGCTTTAGGACGTATACAAGCTCGTATAATGTCACTTTGATAGATGTCCCCATTCCACGCAAAAAAACCTCCACCATTATCGTTTATCATTTCAAAACGAGTTGTAGTAGGAGCCTGTTTCTTTCCAAATATCTTATCAAATAACCCCAAATTCTCACCTCCTTCTTAAATCATGTTGAGGTAGTCATTTCGTTTTTCTTGAAGAACTACATATGCATTTAAAAGTGCTGCTGTGCCATCAATACGACGTCTTTGGTTCTTTGTTTTATTTGGTTGTATATTTAAATTATTATCAATAGCTATAGCTGTATTGGAAAGGCACCACTTGTCAATTGCATTGTTGTTATAGTTGACTAACTTAGATTCCAAATCAGCTCCTAAAAGTTTCATCGGGCTTGAAAGGGTCTGTTTACCTTGCGCGATAGGAATCATAGATTCTTTACCAAAATATCCTTCCATCTCCTCCACCCAATACTTAGCTGACCATCTATCATAGCCAATCCAAGGTAGATAAATACCATATTCATCTCGTATTTCTAAGAACCATTTCGTGACAAATTTATAATGAACGAAATTTCCCGGTGTTGTTCTTAATATTCCTTGCTCGTGCCATAAATTATATGGAATTTTATCTTCTTTACTTCGCTGCTCTAATAAATCTTCTGGAAGCCAATACATCTGCTTCACATAAATATGTGGGTCTTCTGGGACCATAAAAATAACCTTCGCTGCTGTTAAATCGGTGGTTGAAGATAAATCGCAACCACCAATTCCATAGGAAGGTTTCAATTCTTTGATATTATAAGTAGCTGAGTTATTCAATTGTTCAAATGTTAACCATGCTTCTGATGATGTTTCACGAATATTAAAGTCTTTCGTCAATAAATTGCTCACTAAAAGAGAATTAGCCTTAGCTTTATTTACTTTCGTTTCTAAGTTATCTATTTTCTTTATGGTACCTAAACCCGGATTTGCTTTAGCCCATTTGGTTTTGTCAGTCCACTCTTCTCTTTTATCAAGTTCATAAATAACAGGTAAAAAACGGTCATCTGTATAACCATCTTTATCTTCTAATCCATTCAGTAACATTTCTGCTTCGTCATACTTCATATCATAAACAGATTCTCTTACTGTCCCAGCTGTTGTAATCATAAGAATCAATGGCTGTTCGCGTGCTGACGTACCATCGACAATTACGTCATATAAATTCTTGTCCTTCCACGCATGTATTTCATCAAGGGAAGCTCCGTGAACATTTAGACCATCTAATGTATCACTATCACTACCGACTGGTTTAAATACACTATCATTAAAATCTGCCGTTAATTCTTTGACCAAAGTTTTTATTCTTTTGGACAAAGCCGGTGACTTTTTAACCATTCTTTTTGATTCTGACCAAACGATTTTAGCTTGTTGTTCTTTAGTTGCTACCGCATATACCTCAGAACCACCTTCACCATCTGCTACCTGTAGATATAAACATATCCCAGACGAAAGCGTAGACTTACCATTTTTACGTGCAACTACTAAAAATGCTTCCCGATATTTTCTAGTACCATCAATTTTATGAACAAAACCAAAAGTAGCGGCTAAGAAAGCCTGTTGCCAAAGTTCTAGGTCAATTGGTTTTCCAGCCCATTTTGCTTTACTATGCTTACAATAATTTTCGATGAATTCAATAACATGATTAGCTCGATTAGAGTCATATTCATACTCAGAATCATTATTATAAACATCACTAACGAGCTTCTTATAAATACGTTTAACTTTGTCACCTACTACAATTTCACCGGATTCAATTTTATTGTAATAATCTATTATAGGATTATGTGATAGTGGATATTGTTTTCTCATCGATTCTGCACAAACTTTTCAAATCCATCATCAGTTTCTTCTTTCTTCTTTAGATCCGGCTTAGGAACGTAATCACCTAATTGCTTCATAATGCTTTGATAGTTTTTGTTCATTGCTATATATCGTCGGGCTTGCGGACGTTCCCTCTCATACGGTTCTTGATTTTCTGATTGCGAGAACATTTCATCATAACCATTGTCATCGAGGTCTTTTCGAATATCTTCTAAGCGAACACGTAAATCTGCCGCTTCCACAATTAATCCCTCTACTACCAAGAGGGTATCTTTTGGCATTTCTTTATATATTCGTTTAAGTCTCGTTATCTCTTTATTAACCCGTTCTTCTTTTGTTAATTCCTTCTTTATTGCCATAAATAACACCTCATCTCTTATGCATTTGGGGTAGGGGGTCACGTGAAATGACCAATTTATTTTTTGAAGCTCCATCATCGGTTCATTCGGATATCAGAAAAGAGCTGACCCTAGGGGAGGTATCTCTTTTTCATTTAACAATTCATTCTTCACTTTTTTAATTTATTTGTTACTTTTAATTGTATTGCAATAATGATGTGCTAATTTTATATTATTCCATGTATGCTTTCCACCTTTGCTTATCGGTATTACATGTTCTATTGATGGATAATTTGAACCGACTACGAAGTGTCCTTCATTTGTTATAGTGTAATCATTTATATCACACTCACCTTTACATATATAACAAACATTGCACTCTTTCTTGATTAATCTTTCAAGCGATATATCACTATCTATCTCTCCATTAAGTGCAATCCTTTTTCTTCTTTTTAATTCTTTTGCCCTATTATTATGTTTTTTCTTACATTCCTTAGAACAATACTTAAGACCTAACCTACTACCTTTAAATGTATTTCCACATACCTGACACAAAGTAATTAACGATTGTTCTCTTTTCTGTTGCTTACTGACCAATAATTGCTCCTTATTTTTCTTTCTTATTTCTTGTTCTACTTTTCTTTCTATTTCTTTCTCTTGTAATCTACGTTCGATATCTAAGGTTTTACAATAACCACATGTTAACTTCTTATCTTTCCTAGCTATCTGAGCACTCCTTTTGAATTCTTTACCACATTGCTTACACCTTATCAAAACTGAAGATTCGCTATTCACGAATCCAGATACATATATAAACCCTTTGCTATGTCTTTTGTTAAACCCATTGATGAACTTCTCATATGCTTCATCTACGAGAGGGTTATGTGCAATTACTCCACCTAGATTATTTTTAATACAATGGTATTTTACTGACGCACGGGACACCTGAAGTTCCTTAGCTATCATATTTAAACTCATGCCAGTTAATCTGAGTTTTATTATTTTCTTTATAGCACTCTCTTCTAACACACTCCCACCACCATACCAGACATTCTTATTGTTTATATTGTACTAAATCCCCATTCTCATCAAACATTACTCCCTCAACAACTGGACTATTCTTCTCATGATGTTCACGATTATGGCAATCCTGACATAAAAGTTCTAAGTTATGAAAGCTCAATGTAATCTCTGGATTATTTATATTCTCTGGTGTTATGTAGTCCTTATGATGAACAATCTTTCCTGTCCCCTTACACCTCTCACATAATCCATATTTAAATTTAAAATATGAATCCCTACACTTCTTCCATGCTGTGGATTTATAAAACCTCTTTGCATATTCCTTTGCCATGCATCCACCTCAAAACAAATAACCGCTCAATGTTGAACGGTCATCCTTTATATAAAGTTATATGAAACCCAATACGGTAAATGAAGTTTTATATAACATAATTGTCTTTAATCCCTATCTATTATTAGATGGCTTTTGTACGACAAAAATAAAGCTTTTACCTCTTATTGGACAGACTTATATTGAATGCAAATACCATCAATAGCTTTACTCTCAACAATTTATATCCTTATATTATTTTATAAAAAAACATGGATTAATTAACTGAATTACCTTTACACGTATTATAATACGTGTTATAATAAGAGTATAGAAAGGAGGGAATAAGGGAGATGGACATTCTAGATATTTTAGACAAAGTAAGCGGGATTTCTTCTTTCATCTTAACGATTTACATACTTCTCAAAGAAAGCAGAGAAGAAAAAAATAAGCGTCCTCAACGCAAAGGTTCAAGCCGACCAAGCACAAAACCTAAGCGAAGAAAACGCAAGTAACCCATTGGGAAACTCAACCAACTGGTTGGGTTTCTCAAAAAAATATTATCATCTCCCATATCTATATGTCAAAAACTTCATTGATTTTAAATACTATTTGTTTGTTTTTAACAATTCGTTTCTTTATTGTTACCGACTTTTCTAATTTACAAATGTTAGACACTATTTACCTAATAGTGATTATTTTATGGATTCTGGTCTTTACCATTTCGATTATCAAGAAATTTAAGAAGTAAATCCATTACACTATATTTAGCAGGAGGAAAACAAATGAGCACTTACCAAGATCGCTACATCTACCCATCTATTTTTGATTTTTCTAATGAGCGGGTTACTGTTACATTTCCTGACTTAGCAGATTGTCATGCTAATGGTACTAACTATGAAGATGCATTTGAAATGGCTAAAAAGACGTTAGCGACTCATCTATACGAAATAGAAGAAAATAAAGGTATTATTCCATCCGCATCTAATCCAACTTCTATCCAAACTAAAGACAATCAAGTTATTGGATTAATGGAAGTATGGATGCCACCATTCCGCAGTGAAATTGAAAATAAAGCAGTCAAGAAAACATTAACTATTCCTCATTGGCTTGATAAAATGGGAAAAGCTAATAATGTAAACTACTCTCAAGTGTTACAAGATGCACTAAAAAAGCATTTAGGTGTTAATGAAAATAAAAATATCTAAAAGAGATGAGTTACTTTCATCTCTTTTTTCTTTACTCAAAAAAGAAATAACCGTCCAACATTAAACGGTTATCTTGTATTAAGAGCTATACAAACGCCAATACGATAAATGAAGGTTTATATATCGTTGATGTTTATATGTTTACATGACTAAATATAAATATCATGATTTTTTACTATTTTTCTTTAACTTTTTTTCTTACTTTCAATATCTGAGCGTAAAAATAATTCTTCGCTCCCTACCTTTATTGCAATAATTTCACTTTTACTTATCATTTTACTTATTTTCAAATCATCGACTTTTAGAATTCTTTTCATCTCAGATTTAGTTAACAATTCTTCTTGTAAAAAAGAAAGTAGTGGTTCTTTATGTTTATTGGCTAACCCTTTAAATATATTGTCTGCACATGTACACCTTTTCACTTTTTTTTCAGGACCCCATCCCCTTTTTCCAAACTTTAAATAAACAGTTTGCTCTTCACTACTATATCCTTTAGGCCCACAACGAACACAGAACCTTTTACTTTTTGGATATTTCTTATAGTTTTCACACGGTCGACTATCATGACTTTCACTACTTCGAACCAAAATACAATCTTTCCCTTTTAAGGCTTCATACACTTTATCATGCTCTGGATTTGAAGATCCATGATGCGGGGTAGTTACAATTGAAATTTTATCATTGATTAACCCATTACCTTTTTCCTCGTAGAAGGAAAAATTTGAATCTGCTGTAAATAATACATTAGGTAATAAATTCTGACCACCTACTGCATTATATCTAAAAGTCAGGCTCTCTACATTTCTTTTAGTAAGATACTCATTAATCATTTCTACCTTCGAACCATACTTCTTAATGGTTCTCTCAACCTTTTTACAATTAATCGGATAAATATTATGCCTAAACCCTTTTTCCGAATTCTCTATATCTTCTTCGTATTTTCCAGTATAAGAAAACCATACAATATCTATATGCAAATATCTCCTTAATGAATAACAGTAAGTTACTAGTTCATAAATTATATTGATAGACATATCAAAATCTTCTTTTTCCACAATATAATTTTTCCCATCACTCCCCGAAAGAAAAATTTTATTCCTTTCCTCGCGAACAGTTATTTTTGCATCTAAATTATTGTCTCTACCATCCTTCTTAAGTATTTCTTTACCTTCATCTTTAACATAAGTTTTATTTTTATTTCTCTTCTCGTATTCCTCAAACAATTGAATTCTTTCAAATATATCAGGTAGCCATATTTCTTTAATTTTTAAACCAAATAATTTTTCAAAGGAATCCCAATCCATGCAATTCTGAAATTTATCCAACCATAATAATCTCACACTTAATGTATACTTTACAAGATCTAATAAACCTTGAATATGATCTTTATCATAATGTGTACATATAATGACATCTAAATGTTCGGTATGTTTCCGTATTTCATTTTTTATGTTTATCCGACCATCTCCACCATCTACCAACAAACTAAATTTCTTATCTTTTAACAAAAAAGAATCTCCCATTTTCACTGGTAATGCAATAAAATGCGGTAATCTATTATATTTATATTTCATCCCCTATTCCCCCAAAAACAACATATTTTTAAATCATTCATCATAAGGACGATATTTCCCCCTTAATGCTTCTAGTTCTTTTTTCTTCTCTTCAATATCTTCACGTAAAAATAAACTCACTCGTTCCATTTTCTTAAATGGAACGAGTTTACCATCTTTAATCATTTTACTGATTCTCGCTTTACTAATGCCTAAAACATCCATTACCTCTGGTGTCGTTAATACCTCATCATGTAAAAAAGAAAGCAGTTGCTCTTTATCTTCAAACTTGTACACTTTATTCACCTCTTTTTTCTTTAAAAATCCCATAAAGTCGTAATGACGTATTTATTATATAAAGGACTAAAAGAATGATTAACACGATATCCAAAACAGTTTTAAAAATACTTGCTTCGACTGAATCTCGAAAATATGCAAAGTAAAACAGTGTAACGAAAATAATTAAGAAGTTCGATGAATTACTTGTTTTCTTCATATTGTTTACAAATTGGCAAGTTGTTATAATGTGTATAGAAGAGAGAAGGTGGGCTTCTCTCTTCCGCTCAAAATCATTTTCGTTTACGTCTGGCTGGGCGTTTTCGTTTGGTTTTGAGCTTTTTTACTTTTTCGTGGATGACTAGGACTTTCTCGATGATTGTTAGTGCTGTAAGTATCATTCCTAGTATCAGTGCTAACTTTGCCAATTTGTTTCCCCCCTTTCGTTCTTTCTATATTTATTATACTATATCTATTTACCTAAGTAAACAGTTTTTGCATTTCCTGATTGTTTTTTTGATATTTTCAACAATTTTATTTCTAATCAAATATACGTTTCTCCTTTGATACCTTGCTTATCTACTACCAAAAACCAAAACAAAAAGCACCCAATCCGGATGCCTTTTGTTCAATAGAAAAGACTATATAATACCCTTATTTTTTATGGTAATTTAGATGCCAAATTCACTATCTCTTCTACATAAGTTCATTTAATTTCCCCTACTATTTAATTAATCATTCATATCTATTCCTATTAACCAAATAGGCACTTTCACAATACTACCAAATTCATCTAGCGTTTTCTTTATTTGGTCAAAAGTTACAATATTTGCGCTTAAATACTTTTCCAAATTACCTGTTGCTGCAATATATATTAATAAATCTACTTCCAGTGTCTCATCTAATTTAAGAACTCTAAACATATCCTTATAACCTAAAGCCCAATTACCAAACTGCACTTCCCCCACTACAGTAGGTTTCCTCTTAATCACAGGTATATCTTCCCCTAGTGAAGTCGTTGTGGGTAGATTAATTTTATTAACAATAGCATTCCATTCTGGTCTATCACTTAATTCTTTTGACCATTTATTTGCTCCATCATGTAACGCTCTTCTTCCAAAACATAAATTTCTAAGATTCATAATATTGTATTCACTATCATATAGCGCAAAATCAAATCCACCGATTTTAGGGGAGTCATAAAGTACACCATCTTTACATTCAACTTCAAATTTCATATCAGTCATATTTCTTAAGTTACTTCTTATTGATGCATTTAAGGATTTTGCACCTAACCTCTTTTGATAACTTTCATTTTTTTTAAGGGCTTTAAATTCTAAATTACTTAGTCTTCTTTGAATGCAACTTTCAACATCTTGTTTCAATTGATTATGCTTCTCGAGGAATAAATCTGAATGTCTATGAAACACTTGATTTTTTATGTATAATGTCCCTGTTTGTTTATTACTCCATGTTTGTATACTTTCCCCTTTTAATTCATTCACTCTAATTCCTCCCCTTTTCAATAAAACAACTTAAACATATAATATTTAATCTAACAGATCAACATATCCTATTTCTTCTACATTTAACCCATCATCCATAATGAGCCTTTCTATGACAATTAGGACATAAGGCAGTTGCATTTTCCACAGTGTCCTCTCCACCTTCAGAAAGCGGGACTACATGATGTACCTCTAAATATGGTGTACCATCCTTAGTACGTTTAAAAGGCGCCTCTTGTCCACATTCTTCACAATATCCATTAGCTCTCTCTAGTATTTCAGCAATAACATCTGGATTTCGTTTATATTGAGTAGTAACCACTTCAACCACTTCAGGTATTTTTTCCGCTTGTTCTAATCGATTTTTACGTTTAGAACTATCAATATTTCGAGATTTCTCTACTCTTATTTCTAGATTGCTTTCATATTCATTAATAGTAAGGTTATGTAAAGTTCTATAATGGTCAATCTTTCTCAATTCAAACCACTTAGAGCCGTCTTCTTCTTCAACATGTTTTACGTATTTGAATACACCGTGTAATACACATTTAGTGTCTTCTTTAATAAATACATAGATTGGCACGTTTGTGTCTTTTGTACTATAAATAGCAGAGTTATCTTGGTACTCTAATTTGAATTTATTGGCTCTATTTTTAAAATAATATTTTAAAACTTCTTTTTCTACTAACCACTCATTTGCATATTTCCCATTTTCTAAAGTAACTTTAATAAAAATAGCGCTTAATTTAGGGGCTTTCCCTATTAAATAGATACCTTTTCTATTATCATAATCCCTAGCAAAATTAGAGATGTCCCAAGATGTATATGTCTTTCCAATAACAAAATCACTTAATACTGTTACATCATTTAAATGATGTTGGAATTTCTCTTCGAACTCAGAATATAAATCTTCATACGTTTTTAACCCTCTACTCTTTAGAGCTTTATAAACTAAATCTTTTCCCTTGTCAGGAAAATCAGAAAATCTATCCATGTAAATTTTTAAATCTCCTATTTTCTTAAAAGAATTCATTCTGTTCATGGTACTTCTAACCTTATTCTTAATCTCCTTATCAATATCAGGATGATTAAGTGCCGGCATATCTACTTCTGATAATATAAAATCAATAACTTTTTCAATCATTACCCTTCCCCCCTAGTAAGAGACTCAATAAAAGAACAAAATATTACAGACGGACTTCCCTATTAAATATATCTTATTATTACATGCTTTCACTATATCGCTTTTTAATCAACATTAAACTATGATTACCAAGTAAAAATATACATTTTTATCTAATTATCTTATAATAATTATGAAATTAACTTCAATATGTATAGATTAAATTATATTATGATAAAGAAATAAAGAAGGAGGATAATCAATTGAATTCAGATTTATCTACTTTTATTGAGAATAGTACTACATACTTAGATAAGTTAAAACAAGAACGTAATCTTAATACCTCGCTTTCGAATATAATTGAAGAACTTGAAAAATTATTAACAAAGTCTCCTAATATATCAAAAACAATTTTACAAGGTAGGATTAAAAGTGCTAGTAGTCTCCGAGAAAAAATCCTTAGAAAACGGTATTTTACACGTTATAAAGGAAACGCAGAAAACTTCATTAATGATTTACCTGATTTACTAGGATTAAGAATTATTTGTTTATTAAATCAAGATGAAGAACGGATTTATAAATTTTTAAAATCACAATTTTGTGAGCGCTATAATGACAAATTTTTAATGCTCCAAAATCAAAAAAAAGATAACTATCCATATTTTATATTTAGTGATAGTAAACAACCCGAAAAGCAAAAAAACGGAAATGATATTTTTAGAATCAACATGGAATATATTGAAGAAGACCGTTCTCCAATAAAAATTGAGTTACAAATTAAATCATTAGCACATATGTTTTGGGGCGAGATGGAGCACATGTTATTTTATAAAAATTATACATACCATTTAAATAGTGGGTTCTACATAAAAATGATGAAATCTATTGATGACGTCTTAAAAAGTATTGATGCTCAATTAACTACCATGCATTCTCATCTTTTACATGAAAATTATTTACTTCGTCAAATGGACGATATTAAGCAAGTTATTGCCAAAACACTATATGATAGTGTTCAACCCCAAGTAAAACGTAGAATTCATGCTGATATTGATTTACGTGAAGTGTATAATGTCATTGTCCAATTATTATTTTATAAATGTAATACAATTGCCACTACCTTTAGAGAATCTGAGATACACTATGCCAACATCTCATCTTTAAAATTAACTGAAGAAGACTTTAGCTACGAAAAGATTAATTCCCTTATTATAAAATGTAATAGAAATTTTGACCCTTTACTTTTTGAAATCGACACCTTAGCAAAATCTGACGATATCTTTTGGAATTATTTTATAGCGATATACAAGAAAATCCTTCGTAAAAGTTATCAAGACACAATCGAAGAAATTACAATGAATCTCCTTACACCTATAATGATGCGTTATCAAGAAAATTTTGATTTTAATGATGATGGTTTTAGTGTTTTATTTGACAAAGGTATATTAGAGGCGATTATGGAAAGCTTTATAGATTATAAAAAAATTGATTTCTTTCTTGAAGATTCTCATCAAAAACAAATTTTAGACATCATCGAAAAATCTATAAAGTTCCACCAATTCCATTTTAAAGACCTTAAATTCGATAAATTAGAAGATTCTCATCATGATACAATAACCAATATTATAAAGAATATCTTAAAGTTACAGTTTCATTATTATTTTGAAAGAATTTTCAATTATAATTCAGCTGAAGAACTGCTTTTATTAAATCAACAAGACACAATATGGAATCCGTCTATTGATTCTGAAGAATTAAGAAAAATTGTTGAAAAAAAGACAGAAATAAAAAGTATGAATGAGTTAAATAATTTATTACACTATATCCCTAAGAAGAAGGAGGATTCCGATGAGCTTGAGAAAACACTTTCTTAAAATCCATCAATTTGGCTTGAATCTATATATTGTATCCCTAAGCATAGAAGAATTAATAGAAAATCATACAATATCTATATACGATTCTTCAACAGATGAGGGATACCAAAGGCCACCAATACCAACACATTATAGAAACATAGGAAAATATTTAGAAACTGAAGACCCTATTTTACCTTCCGCTATTTTGGCGGCAGTAGATAAAGAACATATTAGTATAGAAAATAACTATATAAATATTTCTGGAGAAATTCGTATAGTTGATGGTCAACATAGAATAGAGGGATTTAAATATTTACAAAAAATTAATCCCCAAAGATTTGAAGAATTAAAATCCTCTCAATTCCCTATTATAATAATGGAAATTGGCGCAAGTGATGAAATTTATGAAATAAATACTTTTATTAATATTAATAGTAAAGGAAAAAAAGTGAGCACTGATCTCGCAATAAGGTTAAGAGAAAAGATTAGAACTCACAAAAATGATTTTTATGATGATATGGATTCGTTAATAGAAAATATTGCGACAAATATTAGTCTACGTCTAAATAATGCCGATGGAAGTCCTTTTTGGCTAGAATCCATAAAAACTTCTCCTGAGGAGACTAACACTATCATCAGTATTAATGCATTTAATAATTCCCTAAAACCTATAATAAAAGCTTCACTACCGCATCATAGAGTGACAAATGAGTATGAAACTCAAGATTTAACAAAGCAACTTTTAAATTTAATTAAGGAAGCATGGTACCGAATAGATAGAAAATGGAATGATTGTTTCGACCATCAAAAATTGACATTCAACAAAACTTTCAATATTCAAAAAGGCATTGGTGTTAACTCTCTTCATATGATTTTAGCGGAATGCATTGAAGAAGCTAATGGTAATTTTAGTGAAGCACTTGATATGTTTGATTCAATAATATTAAACAGCAAATTAACTAGTGAATCTTGGATTTCTGGTGGTTCATTAAGCGGTTATACTTCTTCATCTGGTTATAAAAAGGTAGCTGAATTCATCAAAGGAAAACCGTTACAATAAGATAAACGAAAGCCTCATCCACAATTGCAGAAGAGGCTTTCATTTATTTGTCTTGCTATTTTCTTTTCAGAACGTTCTATCATAGATTGTACTGTACTACATGTAATGTCTAGGTATCTGGCAATCTCTCTGTATGTTAAACAATATCCTCGAGACATTAGATACACTTCTTTCTCTCGCTCCGTTAACAATGACAACGCATCTTCTAGCCTTATCTTATCCCATTCACCAACTACATGTTCTTGCTGATGACTGTCCCACTCATATAAGTTATCATCCATGCTACGGAAATACCTTTGCATCATTAACGGATCACATGCTCTTTCTCTTTGATATGCAGCCAACCTTTCAACCCCTCTACGATTTCCCGGTCTTCTCGCCTTTTTCATCCATTCTAAGGAGTAAGAAATGTCGCTAATCATATCAGTGAGAACCTTTACATCTTCCTCTTTAGCTTCCTTCTGTGCTTCTCTTAATTGCCTTAAAGTCGTGTTATATTGCTTAATCAAATCCTGCATAACCTATCCCTCCTTATAAACAAAAAGAACACCGTATATAGACTGTACTTCTCTACATAACAGTGTTCTTTTATTACTTTCATATTTAATTTCTACGCTTCTCTCACTACACAAGTGAATTCCACTTATACAGTCAGAGAAACGGAAAACCGTTCCTCATAGACACAAATCGGTAAGTGTAGCTGATGCTTCTAATTAGTTTGGTAAAGTTCAAGAGAGAAATAAAGTGTTGAGGTGCCCCACGCCTCTTTGAACCGAGGAAAGTATGATTAGCAATTGGACATTCGGAAGGAACATCCTCGGCTCAAAGAGAGGTGTAACCCTCTCCCCCGTTGGTCGGACCCTTACTTACGTTTATTCGTGAGTAAACTATAATTAATTGCCCTAACCCGAGAAATTTAGATAAATCAAGAAACAACATACAGTACCATTTCCGTGGCAGTTCTTATTACATTTCCTATAATACAGGCATTGTTATAATATTTTTTATCAATTTTTTATCATTTTCACTCATAATATTTTTTTATTTTTACTCTTCTTAAAGCAAAAATAACCGCTCACAATAAACGGTTATTTTTGTTTATATATTTCTTTTTCTTCAAAGAATTTTTTTATGTTGTTACTTTCTAGCGCTAACAAACCATATAAAGAATTTAATCCTTCTACTTTTGATTTCAAATAACTCAAATACCCTGGTTTTTGATCTTTAAAATAATAATTTAAATCTATGTATACATTAGGATGTTCTACATCATAAACATTTTTAATTGAAAATACATAGTGCTGTTGGACTGCAACTAATAGTACTGCTTTAAAAAAACAATATTCATAGGAAGTTGCACTAAAAGTTATTTTTGTCGAAAGTAAATGTGTTAGTTTTTTACTCAATTCCAAGTCAGGGTGTATATTTTCAATATTGTCATATAAATTTTCTGTTATTAATTTTATGTCCCCAGGCTCAAAGTTTTTAACAAAATTTTTAATTAGAAACCCTGCACATTGATAGTGTCCTAATTCAATTGATTTAACAATTCCTAGAAAAATAATTCGTGATACTTTTTCTTCTGGATTCTTTTTAACAATTCCCTCAATCCTTTTCAATCTAATTCTAGATTTACGAATAAATTCTTCTATATGGTTTTGCTTAGGAGGCCTAGAATTCTTTACTAAATCTAAAAATGCATTAGTTACATCAGTTAATAATTTAATATTATTTTGGTGTAAAGCTTTAATAAATAAGGATGTTATTAAAGATAAAAAGTCATTCTTATTATGATTTCTTCGTTGGCTTTCTTTTAAAACTAAAACGTGGAATATCCTTGCTGTTCTATTATCATTATTCTTATATAAAGTTAAAATAACTTGGGAAAGCACACAATAATATTGATCATAAAAATCCTTAAAGTGTGATTCCAGATCTTCTAAATCTGAGTATTCTTCGACTTTTGTGAATTCTTCCCATTTCTTTTTATACTCAGGATATGTAACAAATAAAAGTGGCTGTATTTCAATTAAATTATCAATTAAAATATTTATTTCAGTATCTTTTCCACCTTTAAATGAAATTTCTAGCAAATCACTCATATATTTCAAAACACTTGTGTATAATTTATAATAATTGAGTTCTGAACATGAAACTATTTTGCTAAATTTATCAGGGCTCTTGTTAATTTCAATTATATTTTTTATTAAAACCTTATCTATTTCCTTAAATGATTTTAAAAAGTCATTACTTAACTTATACTTATCCTTTGCAATTAAAATTTGAAAACAAATTTCAGATGCTACACTAATTTCTTCTAAATGCTTTTTTATTTTTCTCGAAAATTTTTTATGATTATTTTCAAGCTCTTCAGCCTCAAATTCGATTTCAATTTTTTTAAAGCTCTTTTTTATTTTATCTATGTTGTATGTATATTCTTTCAAAACATTAATATTTCTTAATGTTATTTTATAAGAAATTACAGCAAATGATATCCATGCGAAAGCCAACGCATCTAAACATATTATTTTTATCAATGATAGTTGTGATACTGTGTTTCCATCAAAAATCCAAATTACATTAAATAAGACTAATATAACTGTCGTTACAATAAAACCTATTATTGGTATTGATTTTTTTCTCTTAAACAAAGAATATGCTACTTCTTTTTGTTCACGATAAGCAAAAATAAAAATAGTAAAGCTTAAAGGAATCACTGTCTTAATGATTCCGTTCATAAAATAAATAAAATTTCTAGACCATTCTAAAAACAACTCCAAAGACTTTACCCTCCCATAAAAAAGCAGAGTGAACTAGTCACCCCACTTAATTTACCTGCACTATATACTCTTTTTTAAAGTATTGTTGAATAATTGATTTTTCAATTACATGGTTACTGTAATCTAAAACCCCTAATCCATTTCTGGCATTTATCCAGGGTTCTTCATTATGTGTCATTTCCTCTAATACCTTCCCGCTATAACTTTGGAATATCTTCCACATATTATCCAACAAATCTATTTCTTCTTTTGTTAATACAATTTTATTTTCATCATAAATTCCATCTATATCATTATAAGTATAACCTTTAAATTCGGAATATACTTCGGGAACCACAGGGCCATGTACCCAGGCCTCAATGTCTTCCTCAAAAAGTGCTTTTTCTTTAATCGCTAAACAAAATCCTTGTGCATAATACAGTAGCTTTTGTAATTTAAGATTAGTAATGTTTTCTTGTGTTCCGGGCCTACTTTGATTAATGAGATACTTAGCAACATCCATCACTTTTGCCATTGCTATCCCCCCTTATACTACTTAATTCGACAATTATATAAAAAAAACCTTCTCAAATATCCAGGTTTTATTATAACACAAAAATTTTAACTAGCTCCTTTAAATTATTTGACTGCCAAATATAAAAAACACATTACAAATAGAAATTAAAACTTAATTCATCTTACAACGCGTCCGTTTATGTATATATAAGATTTCCTCCTATATCAAGCAATTGTTTTTAATCTTCTACCTCAATTCCTAATTTATAAGCTAACTCAAACAAAGCTCTATTTCGCTTCCTATAATAATTAGGTTGAGACATATTCAATACCCTGCACATCTTTACCCAGCTAGGCTTCTCTTTCCCTAGATAGGCTAACTCAATAAGTTTCTTATCCCACATATTCAGCTTCTCTACGCCTTTTCGTATTTCTTGGATATAGTTGATTCGTTCTAAAACTGTTTTACTTATGCCAATCACCTTACTATCTTGTACACGCTCTATGTCTCTTTCATCTGTACTTGATAAAAATAAGTGATACTTTTTCAAAGCTTGAAGCACATTCTTCTTTGTCTGCTCTTTGTTAAGAACAGGTAGGGCAATATCCAACATCCTCTCACTCCTTCACCATTTTCAAAAATGTATCCAACGGCATAACTACCAACCACGGTTTTCTATCAGCCTTAATCGCTAATGCATCTGGCTGTTCACGTTCATCCTCCAACCAGTTGTATAGCGTCTTGAATCCTTCTTTCCTCGCCTTTACTTCCCATTCAAGACCTAAGCCCTTCACATCATTAGAATACCCGTCCATCGCACCAGAGAGTGGTACACGAGCACCGCCTATCAAACTAGCAAATTCTCTTTCACGTCTCATTCCCTTATCTCGTTGACTTTTCCCCATTCTTTATCCTCCATTTCGATAAAAAACTAATTATATTTCGTACTTTTATCAATTTAAGAAATAAAAAGACAACTTTTCCAAGTTGTCTTTTTACTGTATATTTATAAATACAAACTACTCATATTAATTTAAAACTAAACACCACATAATTTTCTTTTTGTTCGTAGTCTGTGATATATGTAATTTCCCCATTAACTTTTTTCCCTGTGTATTCCTTATTTTTATTGTCCCATTCATTTAGTACAATCTTGTCTCCCACCTGAAATCCTCTATCATTTCTTCTAATTTCAAATGTTTTAATTTGTTCAACGACAGGAGAAAAAAATTCTTTGTTTATTTTCAAATTATGGAGCATATTTTTGGTCACCTCGAACAAACTACTTTATTTTTTAATAAAATTTATTAATTCTGGAAGAGTCCTTGTTTCATCGTAAATAAACAAGCTTATGTCATTTTCATGTGAATATATCATCGCCTGCTGTAGTTCACAATTCTGAAACTCCTCTAGTAATGCCACTGAGTACTCACTATTATCCCTTTTCAATAGACGTTCTTTAATTATTTGCGGATCGTTTTTAATACAAATAATTTTGGACATTTGAGTATTTTTAAAAGTTGTAAAAGGTAACGCCGTTACATTCCTATCTTTATCTAATAAGCAAAAATGACCATCTAATAATAATAATGTAGAGCTACCAATATTCAATTTACTCAATTCATTTTTCCAAGCTTCTTGATTCTGTAAAATCTTTTCCGTATTTTTATCAGTAACATTTATATTATTACCAGCTTTTCGAATTAAATCACTAACAGAAAACGTTTTAATATCTATTTTTTTTTCAAGTTCAGTTGCCAAAGTTGATTTTCCAACTCCATGTATACCTGATAAAAAAATGTATTCCATTATTAAAGCCCTCCATTGGTATAACAAAAAGATTGGGGTGCTACCTTTAACGTATTATCAAATTCACACAAATCTAGAGGCCTATCATATTCTTTAAACTCTTTAATTTGAATAGCTACACCTGTTTTTCTACCTTCAAAATAACTGTTAAAATAAGTCTTTGTTATACCCGAATAATCTTTCGTTTTACCCCAGATGGTTTTCGGTTCATCTATTAATATATTTTCAATTTCAAATTCTCCAACTACTTTTCCATATGGTTTAGTTGCATATACGACAATAGAAGAAATATCTTTTCTTTTAAAAATATTTTTTCTATACTCAAATTTTTTGTTACCTAAAACGATTTGTTCTACAAACTCTGGCTTAATCGATAATAAAACTTTCACTAATACCACCTAACTCTACAATCTTTTTAAATTGATTTCTATTTAACCTCATTATACCCCAATAATCTCCTCTCTCCAAACCACATTGCTCTATGAGAGTTTTTCTAATTAATTTTTTCTCCATTGCTAGATTATAAGTCATCCTTAGCACAACTAAATTATCTTTACCATACAAATAATTTAGTTGTTTTTCATCAAACAAACTATGTTTCTTACAATAACTTAAATACTCTTGATAATTTTTAAAATCATATTTAGTTTTCACTTCATCTATGACACATATAGAAGTAGCAACAGATCTGTACTCAGCTGGCCCCAAATCATCTTTTGTTCTATAAATTACAATAACGTCTCCTTTTTTTAACCACGCTGCCTTTTTCATGTAACAAATGTAAACTTTCTCTATACTATTTGTATGTGAAACATCATTAATTAAATTATATGTTTCGTTTATTAGGATTGAGTCTGGGAATAATAAAGTATGGAATTCTGGATAAATACTTAATAAATGAACTGAATTATCTGCCACATTTATCAGTGGATAGTCCTTCTTTATATCTCCTGAAATCTTTTCTAAATTTTTTACGAATACATTTTCCATCCCATTAGGGCCTTCTTTTTCCCCTGACTTTTCAAATCCGTATTTTACCAACAAATTAACCAAACCTTCATGTTTAGAGAATACCGTTACATATAGTTCTAAAACATTATTAATAATTGCATAGTCAATAGCCTTTTTTAAAAACCTTTCTCCTAACCTTGTCCCATGTGGATTAATTTTTAGGGTTCCTATCTTAATTCTTTTTTTCTTTGGTAAAATTGGAGTTACATCTTCCAATGCTTCATCTTCAACCTTTAAATATAAAAAAGCTTGAATTCTATTATCTGTTTCATAATAATATGCTTTTTCTTCGCTCTTTCGTTTAAACCAATCTTCAAACTCTTTATAATCATATTTTAAGCTATCAAAGAAAGGATCCATCAAATTAATATTTTTAAAATAATCATACTTCAAGAAATTACCTTCCATAATTATCTCCTCCATGAAAAATATTACATTTAGTACCATTATAGCATTTATTAATATTTTTAAGGACCTTAATTTGATTATTTAAATACTCGAACTTACATTAGCTTATTTGCCTATTTTCTTGCTTTCCTCCTTATACAAACCAATAACGTCCTCGTAAGTAAATCCATACAAATAGCAAATACGAAAGAAGATGCCAAACGCTCTTCTCAAATGTCCCATCGTTGTAGTTAAATCTCTGTATTGGCACCATGCCCTTTTTGCAGTCAACACATCTTGCATGTACCATTCGAACAGCATATTTACATTGCTTGTATCTTTTCTCATAATTGATTGCATACTAAACGATGGAATAAGTTCATGTCTCCATGTACATTTATCTAGTTCAATGACAATGTTCATGAGAAAGTGGAGACCATCAATTAACTCTTCTAATAGTCCATTCTTAGGAACTCCAAATCCTGTGCTCCACATTTTAAACGCTCGGGTTTCATTCCATGCTTCACTGATTTCCACCAGTAATGCACGAAATAACATATCCATTTTGTCATTTCCTTTATATCCAATTCGTTTATCCAGTTCTTTTTGCATTTCAAATAGTTCCGTAATATCAAAGTTTTGTTTCTTCTCTTCAGATGTAATCGTGTGTAACTGAATCATCATAAGTTCACTCCAAGTTTTTATTTTAGTAAGAATATAGTCACACTGATTAAAAACCAGCTAACTAAAATAATCGCCATTTCCTTTTTAAAGCTCACTCTTCTCCCTCCAACATTTCCACTAACTCCTCAAACGAGCATTCGAACAAATCTCGAAGCCCGTCCTTGGATTTATAAATGCCTCTATCAATCAGTTGATCTATGATGTGTTGATGCAAAATTACCCCACCATGTCCTCGACACAAAATTGTAATTCCATACTTTTCACTGGAAAGTATTTTACTGGAGTATCTTTTTCATTAATTGCTACACAACCTAAAACACCCTCAAATTTATTATCCTCAGTCTGAACAACTACTTTATACAGGACATCTTCACGTTCACAAATGTCACCTAATTTAAACTCGTCCATTTTACGATCCTTCTTATAAAACATCATGAAGCGCTCAAATTCTTCTAACTCTTCATCAGTTGCCTTTCGGAATGTACGTCCCTGATATCTTTTGAAAGAACATCCATTTTCATAGAAACGATATCCCCCTACTTTTAATCCCATGATTAAGTAATACTTAGTTTGAGTCTCCTCTTTTAAAATCCCGTACCATTTCCCATTTGAGCTTTCCATTACAAATATTTCACCATACTCTAAATTCAATGGCTTTTCATAATCTACAAACTCGTTTTCAAAAAAGAAATTCATACCGATTGCAGATGGTACAATACGCTGACTACTAGTTCCCAAAACCTCATGTTTACCCTTTTTTAATGTGTGTGCAAAATAATCATTCTTTTCTTTAATCCAATTGGTTTTCATTCTTTCGATTGCTTCAAATCCTGTATATGTTTTCATTCTTTCCCCTTCGCTTTCTCTAGCATTTCTTCAATCCGTTTTCCCGTTGTATTTTTATAGTCCTCACATGACCATTCAGCGTTATTTGTCGGAGATGGTGTAAATACCATCCCCCAACTACTAACGCTTGAAATATGGACATTAGGACGAATTACAGTAATGGTCATATCAGTTCGTCTCCCCTTTAAAAAGGTAACTTTCTTTTTCGCTTATCCCTTGTATACTTAAACTCAATATGTCTGTATGTGTTAAACATACGAGATGTAATGCGCTCATCATAAGCTTTCATAACAGCTTCACCTGTTAGGTTTGTTGTAATGATTGTCTTCTTCCCCTGTCTTCCATCAAAGACCTTAAACAGTACACGATTCACGAATGCAGTTGCCTTTGGATCCGCAGCATCCATATCTCCTAACTCCGCACCCAAATCATCAATAACTAATAAATCTGCACTGATGAGTAAATTAACAATGCTATGCTCAGACTCCTCAGATTGCCCATTGAACGTAGAACGTATATAGTCAAATAGTTCTGATACAGAAACATAAAGAACAGTTCCTGCACTATTCTCATTCATTTCATGAGCAATTGAATAGGCAAGATGACTTTTACCTGCACCTACTTTTCCAACTAGAATTAAATTAAACCTCACATCATTCAAGTAATCCTCAAGTGCTCGTTTTGCTAAGGTGTAATTCTTTTCATCCTCTTCACAATCAGATTTAAAAGTTGAGAATCTAGCAAGTTTAATTGTTTCATCTTTAATCAAGCTCCTAGCGTAAAACATACTTTTACGTTTTCTCTGTTCCTTCTCATCTCGGAATACATTCATTTCCGCTTCTAGCTTTTGATTATCTTCTGCCAACTTACATACTGGGCAAACTACTTCATCATTTATCTTCATGAATCGAACAGTTCGTTTACGTTCTTTTTTACAAACCTCACATGTATCAGAAAGGAAGATCATCTTCTTCGAAAGGGTCTTTGCTATATCTGTTACCTTTATTAGAGCCATGTTTTCCTTCCACCTTTCCTTGTTGTAAATAGCCTTCAAACTTTGTACCAAATAACGTTTCTGGTCTTAGATACTTTGCTTGTTCTGTTCTTAACCATTCTTTAGCTTTTGTATCAATCACAGTTTTGAAGTCATCCACGGTGAATCCTTCTATTAATCTAGTTTTAATTAATGACTGTGTTTTCTTAGATGTTGAACGATAACTACTACCACACACGTCGTTGAGATAGTTTACTATCTCGACTATATATTCTTTTGCTGTAGTCTCTGTTGTTACTCTCTGTGTATTCTCTGGTATTGGTCGGTTCAAATTGACCTCTTCCATCGGGTCAACTTGACCTGTTCGTGGGGTCAAATTGACCTCATCGTCGGTCGATTCTAACTGACGGAGAAATGTATAATCTATTGAGTACCATTTCGTTTTATCAAACTTTTTCTTGTTATAGTTCCCAATAACCAATACATTAATATTTTCAAGGTTTTTAATGGTCCTTTTAATGGTTGATTCTCCCCAAAAAGGAAACTGTTCTTGCCATTTTGGAATGCTGTTATAAATCCACGGTCTTCCATCATAAAAATGTTTGGAACGCTTTAACCAATAGTGTATCTGTTGTAAAAATATAGCTTCATTCAATCCAATTTTTGTTGCCAGTCCTGGAAGAACAAGTAATGGTTCTTCATGAATTAATAAATTACTCATCTCTTCACCTTCCTCATAACAACTTCATAATAGAATCCACGGTCACGATCCATCACAAGGCAACCTTTAAACAGATGAGGATTTTCATCATTTCTATGTTTAACTGTTTCTAACACCTTTCGAATAGGAAATAAGTAATCAAACCCTTCATACTCTAAACGACGACAGCGCTTAAGTAATTCAGATAACCTTTTATCACGTAAATACCGAGTACCTAAATCTCTATTCAAAGCAATTGGCATTGAACCATCTCTTACTATCGTTTTCATTTCAGTCACCCACCTATTGTGCTTGCTGTTGCTTTTCTTTCGCTTCGTTTAACCACGATGTTATTGTTTTTTGTAACTGAGATGCTTGTTGCACTGTCATTCCTTTGAAAGATTGAATTCCTAATGACTGTTTTACAGTGTTTTTCGTTTCTTCAAATGACATGTTATATACTTCCGACAACTCTCTAATTTGCACATGAATTGCTTTTATTCTTTGTTCATTTGCAACCTCTGCCTGTCTAGATTGCTCCTGTTTTGGAACGTTATCTAATTGCTTAGCTGCTTGTTTAGGTTCATCATCATGTGGAATATCTTCACCCGAATAGATGTATAAACCTAATCCGTGTAGCGCAATTGCTTTTGCTAGACACCTTTGAATCGAGGTGTTTATTTGGAATGACGTAGGTTTTGCGATTGGCTTATTATAGTTATCCAATACAGGATGAATTTGCGAACGTGTGATGTTATTTACAGTTACCTCCACTTCAACAAAATACCCCACTTCTGTTTTCATATAAGGTAATCCATCAAATCTAACAACTTGCCATGTAGCATCAGGATGTTTTTTCAAGAGTTGGTCTACAGCCCATGACCAACTCAGATAACTAAAACGTCCCTTCTTCTCAACATGTTTACTGACGTCAATAACTGCTAATTCTGCAAAGTAATTTTTAGTTTCACTCATCGTATTCTCACACTCTCACCTTGTTTTAATGAAATACCATCCCACTTCATACCATTCTTAATCGCTAGTAATAATGCTTTTTTATCTACCTTCGGATTCTGCGGAATCATGTATTCTGTTGGAATAACTGCATCCTCTGCAATATCTAAACTTGCTGGATTCTTTTGAATACCTACTGTTATCAATGCACCTTTAACACGTCTTTTATCCACAGCAACCATCTGATGATATAAATAGTCCTTAATATTTTTACAGCTGTTCTCAAAAGACTTACGACGTTCAGCCAACCGATTTTCTTCTCCCTTAATTACTTCAACTTGTGCTTCAATATTACGAACCAATAACGCTGCACCTTGTACTTTATCTTCAATTGCTTCACTAATTGATTGGAGCGTATCGTTAATTACTTCTGGATCTGTCCCGTCTTCAATCATTTGCTGTAATTGATTAAAATTACTTGTTAATTCATATAGTTTCATATTTTTATAGCCTCCTAAAATGGCATACTGCCATATGGTTTATTAGTTAATATGGTAATCACATAATCTATATCTAACTTTCTACAGGTATCTGCTTCCTGTGCAGATATAAGTTTCAAGCTACTTACAGCCTTTTCAACCTGCTTTTGTAGTAATTGATTTTCTATTGTCTCTTCCATGTAATCACCCCATGTGATATACTGACTTCGAATTTATTTTTTATTGGAACCCACTGCAATGGGTTTCTTTTTATTTACATAAAACCTTTTGAATAACATCCTCTTTAATTCCAACCTCTCGCATACGCTCTACAACATGTTGAACTCTATCATTTTCTTTCTTTTTAAATATCAATTCCTTTAATTGCTTATCACACTCTTTTGCCTTTTCCCCACATACTTCATACTCTTTACAAGTCTCATAGAATTCTTTTGTGTTACCCTCTACATTTTTCTTACTTGCAATACGAGTTAACAAAAATTGATTTTTTATGTAGTTCTCCTTCTTATTACGTAATGATTTCGCTAACTCAGCATCCTCGGGTAACACTAAATCTTCAATTCCCACTAGATTCACCAGCCTTTTAATAATTTAAGTTATATAAAATTTTTAAGATGTTATCCCCTTCAACATCCTGTAAAATAGTTTAGGGAAGGAGGGAAAATATGTTTAAATTTCATTGTCACTCTTGTGACGAAACATTCCATATTGCATTTGAGAATTTGTACAATAAGATTGCTATTCAATGTCAAAATTGTGGCCAAGCTCTTCCATCAGAAGCTGTTAAATCCTTGCGAGACTTAAGTGAAGCTTATATGGATACAATCGATACTCTACATAGCACTGGTAAATACCAAGAATGTTGGAGCCTTTCTATCGTTGGTACAGAAGCTGTAATTCCAGAAAAAGTTAGTAAGTATGGAAACTTTCTAACTAGTGAAAATGACCAGTCTTACTGGAAGCATAGAAGAAAGCCCATTATTCAACAAAAATCTACTGTTCATTTAGAGCAAAGTAATAATATTTGTAATAAAAACAATGGCATTTCAGATGATGATTTACCATTCTAAGGTTGGCTAACACGATGGGTTGTTGCCATTCTATTAAGAAGCAATTCAATCTCTGATAAAAAAGCAATGGCCTCTTCGTACGTCCAATCATTTTCTATAAAAGAGTTAATTATCTGCTTCATTGTTTCTTCCTTTTTTATATTTACAGTCTCTGTTCCAGCAGAGGCTGTTACTCTGTTTGTTTTTAATTCCTTCATTATCAGCACTCCTTTATTAGAACTTTTTCTTCACAACCACATTTATACATACAAAGCGATTTTCAATAAAACGGCGTTGTTTTTTATTAGATATTCTGTAGCAGGTTAGTAATCTCAGATAATCAGATACTTTTAAATTATTATAATCAATTGCAAACATCATCAATCCATCCTTTCTTCTGCCCATTCAACTAAAAATGCTTGTACTTGTTTTGCTGGAAAATACCATTTCTTACCCACTTTGAATTTTGGGAAGCGTGGGTCAAAGAAAAACTGATCCTGAATTGTATTCCACGACATACATACACGTTTTTTAAGCTCCTTAGTATCCCAAAAGGCTAACTCCGCATCGTACTCTTTAACCTTCTTTTGAATTTCTTCCACACATAATTCCTTCACAACATTTTCATCTATTTGAACATTGAACATAATTATTCCCTCCTTATTTTTAAACCATTGGTCTCCAACCGTTTATAAAATTCAAAGCTTCCTCGAAATCCTTCTTCAATATGTCCCTATAACTATTCACATTGAATGCATCTTTTAAATTACGTCCTAGTAATCCGAATAGCTTGCGAGTAGAGTCATGTACTTCTCTATCTACATGCTCGTTTCCCCATAAGAAGTAGATTCTTTTAGCTTTACTTTTTTCCAGAATACGTTGCTGACCATAATCAATAGTTAATTGCGTTTCAATTTTTTCTTCTAAGGATGTAACTCTGTTATTTAAATCTATTGTTCCTGTTGCTAGCAATTTAATCTGATTGTAAGTGTTTCCTAGCATTTCTTGTTCCCCTTGCATTCGCTTCTCCATTTCCTCAAACTGCGTAACATATGTAGCAGTAAAAAGTACTCCCTTTTCACCGTTTAGTTTATTTGCTACCAAGTCACATCCTTTACGAGTTAAGAGATATTTTTTGTAAGCTTTGTTATTACCTTCAGTTGTATAATTGTCCTCTACAAAAAAATCCTGAGAACGCATTTTTGCGTTTTCTAAAATTTGTATATAATTCTCAATACTTCTTAATAAATCTGTGTGACGTTTACCTATCATATTTGCGACTTCTCTACTATCAACTAATAATTTGCCACTTTGATTTACCACTCTTAATGAAAACTCCTCTTCCACAACAGCTAACTGATCGTACATTTAGAATCCTCCCTACGCTCTTTAACTTGTATTTCCGTCATTTTTGTCAATAAATTAAGGTCTAACTCCAAAACAGAAGCTAACCTTATAAAAGTCTTTAAACTAGGGGTATACCTGTCATTCTCAATATCTGAAAGGTAATTCCTAGATATAGAAGCTGATTTTGATACTTCAATTTGTCGCAACTTTTTATTTTGACGACTTTTTTTGACTATCATCCCCAGTGTTTCATGATGTTCCATCAATTAATCACCGCCTTACAAAACTCATTGTACGGTATTTCCGTCATATTGTAAATAGATTTTTCATTGTTTTTCCGTCATTTTTGCATTAAACTTTTTATAAAGGTCGATAATACCGACATTTTAGGAGGGAACCATGCCTTATGAATGTATCAATAAACATAAAAAAATACCGGAAAGAAAAGAAAATGACACAAAAAGCATTAGCAGAGAAAGCTAATATCTCACGCTCTTATCTAGGCGATCTTGAAAGCGGAAGATACAATCCTAGTTTAGACACATTAAGAACAATCGCTTCCGCTTTAGATATTGATATTAATTTATTACTTACTGAAGACGGCGCTACCCAAACAGATAACCTTACTTCAAAAGACGATAAAGACATAGCAAAAAGAATGGAAGAAATAAAAAGAGATCTTCAGGGTGAAGACGGATTAATGTTCTCTGGTGAACCTATGAGCGAAGAAGCCGTCGAGTCTTTATTAGATGCAATGGAGTACATCGTGAAACAAACTAAAGTAATCAATAAAAAATACGTTCCTAAGAAATATCGTAATACCGACGATAACTGATGCGAGCTTAGGAGGGAAAACATTGAAATTCGTCATAAGAGATCTAGTCCAACAACTTTGCACAAAATACAACACGAATAACCCCTATGAGCTTGCAGATTGTTTAAAGGTAAATGTACTAACTTGGGATTTACACGAAGAAATAAACGGATTTTATAAATATGAAAAAAGAAATCGTTACATCGTTATTAATAATCATTTGTCTCCATCCATGCAAAGAACTGTTTGTGCACATGAATTAGGACATGCAATCCTACATACTCATGCAAACACACCTTTTCTGCGTAAGAATACATTCTTTTCAGTTGATAAATTAGAGATAGAAGCAAATACGTTTGCTGCGCTTTTGTTAATTGATAAAAAGACCATTCAACCTGGTGATACAAAAGCATGTATAGCATACAAAAATAACATTCCAGTTGAACTGTTAGAATTTTATAAGCCTTACTAAAAGGAGGTGAAACATTTTGATTATTGATTTAAACGCTGAACGAGAAAAGCGAAAGAAATCCATCGTTAAACAAGAAGAAATGATAAAGATCCCTATCGTTACAAAAATCTATACAGTAGATGATGAAATAAAATATGAAGTTTCGGGTTATAAAGAGACTCCTGTTAAGTGGTTGGATGAGTAATCTAGCCACTTTACAATTATAAGGAAAGAGGGAATGTTATAATGGCTAGCTTCAGAAAATTCGGAGATGTTTGGGAATTCCGCGTGAGATTTAAAGACCCTTATACTCAAAAATACAAAGAGAAATCAAAACGTGGATTCAAAACGAAAAAAGAAGCACAACTTGCGGCTGCTGAAGAAGAGAAAAAATTATTAAACGGTTTAGAAGTTGAAATTACTCCTACTTCGTTAAAACATTACCTTAGAGACTGGTTAAAATTATTTAAGCAAGACAATGTAAGGAAAAACACTTTTATCTTGCATGAACGTAACATCGAAAAGCATATCATCCCCTACTTTCAAAACATGAACCTGAAAGAACTCAAACCAATGATGTATCAAAAATTTATTAACTCCTTAATTGATCAGGGATACAGTAAGCGAACTGTTCAAATTATCCACGGCACAATGAACAATGCTATGAAAAAGGCTGTTAGCTTAAAAAAAATCGAAAACAACCCTTGTGAAGAAGTAGTTATTTCAAATAAGAACAATAAAGAAAGAGAAGGGCTAAAGTATATGCGAAGTGAAGACATTCCCCTTTTCTTAAAGACTTCTTACCAATACAACTATATTTATTACATCTTTTTCAAAACGCTTTTGAATACTGGTATGCGTAAAGGTGAAGCTGCTGCTTTACAATGGAAAGACATAAATTTAAAAGAACATACTATTACTATTTCTAAAACATTGGATTTTACAGCTAAAACAAAAGAAGAATTATTTGGAGATACAAAAACATTTACTTCTAAACGTACTATCATGATTCCTAAATCATTAGTCGATGAACTGCTGGCACATAAAAAGTGGCAAAATGCCAATAAGCTTGTTTTACAAGATGCGTATGAGTATGAATTAGATTTAGTCTTTTCAAGAGTCGATGGAAAGTTCTTACCGAAGTCAACATTGTTCAATGCATTCTCACGCATACTTAAGAAAGCAAATTTACCTAGATTAGAAATACATTCATTACGACACACCCACGCGGTTCTTTTATTAGAGTCTGGTGCAAGTATGAAATACATTCAAGATCGACTAGGACATAAGAGTATAGAAATAACTTCTAACGTTTACTCTCATATTAGCGACAAAATTAATAAAGATTCTATTTCGGGGTTTGAAGCTTATATGAATAATGTATTGGGGTAACTTTGATTTTTTGTGGGTGTTTTGTGGGTGGATTACTCTTCTTTGAAATAAAAGTGTTTTACCCACAAAATAAAAAAACCCTCAACACGTTATGTGT